CTAACCGCCGCCCGGGGGAGTAGGCCAGTCAATATTTGCTTCACTGCTCACATTAAGCCGGTAGATATCCGCTAAATATTTTTTCCAGTCAGCGAGTTTTCCTTTCTCCTCTTGACTCAGTCCATAAACGTCCTGAACAATTGTCAGCATGCGTATTTCTTCGGCCGCCTTTTCCAGCAGGTCACTCTTTAATGCGAAACGCCTGTCTGCCTCCTTTTTTTCCCGATCAGGAATATCGACCCATTCAGGCATACCGTTTTTTCCTGCACCTCGCATTTTGCCCTCTGGTGGCGGACTGACAAACTGACGCCAGACGTCTTCCGTAACGGGAATAATATCTTCCTGCCAGGTGCCACCTGCCCTGTAAGCCTCTTCATCATCCAGCAAAAAAAATGCATCCACTTTTGCACTGTAACCAAACCTCATGATTAATATCCCATTGCCAGCCAGTAAAACGATGGTTCGCCCTTGCCTGCATGCAAGGTGAATTTTTGGGTGCTTACATTGTCCACGAACGAATTATCTTTACTCTGACCAATTTTACCTGACTGTGTGATTAATACGTTCAGACATTTACTTGGAAATGTGGTGTGAAATCCAATATCACCTGCACCTGAACGATGTCCCCCCTGAATGATGAGGTGACTGACCGGATCTTTCCAAATCAGATAGCCATCTCCCTTCAGCAAAGATGCTGAGCGGTTGATCAGCCATTTCTGCAGACTTCCGCCCCAGGTTTTGCCCTTAATATCACCTTCGGTCATTAATTCTGATTCACCGATCCTCAGCACTTTCTCCGTACTCAGCGAACCTTCGACCGTCAAATCGCCGGTTATTTCGCCTCCGCTGACTGAAATAAACCGTTTGTTAAAATCATTCCAGTCGACTTGCTGCTGGTGATTACACAGAATCCACGCATTCAGCGTCGCATTCCACTCGACTTCGTTTTGCTGACAGATGCTGAGCGTGCCCTTGATGAGTTCTCTGGCGGCGTTGTCATATACGGGATATGCAGGCAAATCGCCAACACGAAGTTTACAGGGTCCTGTGTTGGTCACTGCTGTGCGGAAAAAGAGACGCATACCCTCTGCGAGGGTTGTGACGGGTGGCTGACAGATAAGATGATAGCTGTCGCCTTCGGTTTTAGTTTTGCAATTATTAAGACGTCCCTGCTGCACAGCACTAATGAAGCCGTTTTCCGGAAGAAATGGCGCATTATCAGCCATACGTATTGCTGCGCCTCCTATCGATAGCGCGCCGTTTTCCACGGTGATGACCCATGCTGGCGTATAACCTGGATCTGGTGCCGGGGACCTCTGCTCACCTGTACGGGCAGCAACACCCGCTTTCACTGACAGATGACATTGCCCTGATCTCACTGTGCTTTGTGCGTTGCCGCTGTTATGCGGCCCGCTGTAGGCAATTGCCGGGTCAGTCGCATTGTAATAGGGCAATACTGTCAGGCCTGTATCGATATCTGCGTAAGTCGCCTGAATCAGATAGTTAATGCTGTAGCCCTGCACAGCGGGTGCATCAAGCCTGAACAGGCACCGAGACATATTAAGTCCCTGTTTAAGGAGGGTACTTCCGTTATCAGCAGCCAGTGAGGAATAAGGTGTAGCATCAGAAGGCTGGAGGGAGTAAATCTGCCCTTCGCCAACTTCGACATTCATGGAAGCTGGTACGGTAGGCTTGCAGTTCAGACCATGCAGGCAGGTACCCTCACCCAGAATGGCTGAGGCCAGTTTTGCCAGTCCTGTCATGGCGAATTTATTCGTGTTCAGCAGGTCAGTTTCGAGCGGTATGGCGCCCGGGTATACAATCTGACGATCCATAATGTTACCCATAAAAAAAGCCACCTGCAGGGTGGCCGTCGATTATTAACCTGGGTAGTAATTAATGTATTCTCACCCAGACAAGCGTGCCTTCCGGTTTAACGGATTCTATCGCGGCGTAAATCTGCGCATCGGATACACTGCCGGGGAACATTTCGCGGGAGGCATATAGTGCGTACGATGGGGTATCGTATCCCGCGGTTGAGACGCCATAGCCTGCAATACGGGGAATGCCCTGCCCTCTGGGGCGACTGACGTCGACAAATGCCTGATAAGGCAGGAAGCAGGAACCATATCTGCCGGCTGTGCCATAACCTGTAACCGGTCCGCCGTATGACCCGGTATCCGCAGGACGCGACGGTTCAAATACGACCGGTTTATTCCCGGTCAGCATCTCAATAATGTCGGTTACCGCCTGCCGTGTTCCACGTTCCCGGAACAGACTGAGTCTTATCTGGTGTCTGAACTTCTCATCAGATACACCTGCCTGCCTGATAAGCCGGCCCCCCAGAAAGTCATACGCAACGATATCAAGCCAGCCATCGCAGGCTGAAGAGATTCGCGTCTGCTGACAGGCATAACGATAAAGTGTGTAGCACCAGGATAATGAGGTGGCACAGGCAGACAGCGTGCCTGTCAGAATCCGGCTGTTATCGTTGAACCAGCCTTGCGGCAGCAGCGCATGAAGTCGCATGAGGAAGTCGTTCTGATCGCCTTTCGCCATTCAGCTCACCGTAATATCACCTTTTCGAATCACCTGCGCGGGTGAAGCAGCCAGATCAGCTGTTGCGCCATTGAGGCTGACAGAGGTCACATTCGTCACCAGGGGACTGGCAGCATACGCCACTCTTACAAGCTGGGTATAAGCCAGAAGCTGGCCTAGTTTGAGGCTCTGGATGTAGTCCTTTATTGCGTGTTCAACTAATTCCACAACCTTTGCATGGTCAGCGCCCTCAGCTGAAATAAGAGAAAGAATGACGTTGGCAATAATTTTATCCGGCGAAAAGACACCAAAAGTAATAGTGAATCCGCGAACGGCATCTATTGCCCTGTATGCCCTGTCAATAAGTTCATCGGGTGGATTGCCACTCCCGTCATCGACAATTGCATAGAAATACCCCGGCTTTGGCGTCCCATCCCGGGCCACATTTTCAGTCAGTGTAAAGCTTATCCCGTTCTGCACATTACTGAGCGCAAACGCAATCGCCGCTCTGGTAGCTTTTGATAATGAAGCGATCCACATTATGAATCGCGCGCGGAAGTCGTCATCCGTCTCCGCATCCTTCCCACCGGTAAACGGCTTAGTATTAGTTACCTGATCAACATATAACAATGTGCTGGTAATAATGCTGAGGGTGCCTGCCCGCACATTTCCCCCCGCGCCGGCAATATTTGCCTGTACCGGGAGCTCCAGAGCCTTAACGCCAGCCGCTAAAGTGTATTCTGGCTGACCGGGCTTATCTGCTATGACTGTGAAAGTCTGAGTGCCGTCGATTGTGGTTATTTGCGTACCAACCGGAATTATCGCCTGACATGCTGGCGTAACCCTGGAGAACGTCACTTTTCCGGTGGCCTGCACGGCAGAGCGACGAAAAAAGCCAAAGTCCGCCATCCAGCTATCAAGGTCTTCCCCGGAGCAGGTGGCCGCGCGGGTCCTGACCAGCAGTTTCACGATTAGCTGCTGGATCCACATGGTCACACCCGCATTTGACTCTGCAAGTGAGCGCAGAATACTGCCAATAGAGAAGTCCACCAGCTTAGCTGAACGCGCCTGAATGGACGTGACCTGTTCGCAACAAGTTCAGTGAAGGATTTGACGTTAAGCGATGACATACGCTTACCTCATGACATCGAAGTGAAGAGTTTCAGGCGTGCCGGTTATGGCATCGGTATAGGCGATCGACACGCTGATGCCTCCCTCAATAAGAGCCAGCTTCACGGCAGGGGGAGGATGGCGGGATACAGCATCTTCCAGCAACATCTGACCGCGTATGAGTGCCCTCCACTCACCCGGCTTCAAAGTCTCACCCACTTTCTTTCCCAGCCCGGCACCGTATTCAGGGTGAAAAAGATAGTCACCCGGATTGGTCAGCAGTCGACGAAGAATGCGCTGCTTAGCATGTTCTCCCCCGACGGCGGTGCGTAAGTCACCAGTAGAGGAAGGGCCCAGATCTCCGCCGGTGAAGTGATAGAGGTCGTGCATAATAGATTAGCGTTCCAGACTGCTGTCGATTTGCTGCTTCGGAGGGGCAGTAAAGTTGCCCTGTCCCTTCTCAAGATGAGTATGACCACCATAAACCGAGCGGATACGATGAACGGTGCCATAGCGGCCATTGTTGTCGCGAATGTCCCGGACGACAGTCAGATCCCCTTCCATCCGCACATCACCACCCGTGAAGTGATGTGCCGGTGCATCATAGGTGAGTTTCTCCTTCGCACTCAGCAGGACTTCCCCGCTGTTAAGAAACTTCAGCAATGACCCACTCTGATGCACCAGCCAGAACTCACCGGACGGCGGTCCCGGACAGAGGTCCGTATCGTTGTAAAACTGCCCTTGTGCCATCCCTACGCCCGGCAGACCGGAATCAAATCCCACTTCCGCTACTGCGCCGATCACCGGCCCTGCTGCCAGCCCCCAGCCATTACCCGCCCAAGGCGTACTGAGCGGTATCCAGCCAGTTTCTTCACCGGTTGGCTGCAGCTGGACTTTTACTGCATAACTGACCGGGTCGTAGGCGGTGATAATGCCCTGACGGCCCCCGTTCTTACCCGTAGTGGACTGGCGGGCTGTGGCGGCCATAACATTCAGCAGCGCTCTCACCGTTCGATGTCCAGTGCAGGGCTGTGGTTTTTACCGGAGATGTGCATTCTGTAGCCTGTTTCCCAATTCAGCGTGCGCCGTATACGATCACAGTAATAAACCTGATCAAACGGGCTTTCGGTGCCTTCAATACGTACGGGGGTATCGGGCATGAGCAGATTGTCGCCCGGTACAGAACCGCTGAACGTCATCTCATGCTGAATGATTTGCCTGTGGAGAGACCGGGCCAGCTCATGAGCGGCGGCGGGAGTTAATCCGTTACGTATTACGCGATAGACCTGCTTTTCGGCTATGGCTTTGCCCGGTCGGGCTCCATGGGCCGGTCCTGGATAAGTTGCGATAAACTGCCTGTTTTTCAGCTTTGCATTCCAGCTCAGAACTTCCACCGTTACCCCTTTCGAAATGGTCAGTGCACGTGAAAATGATAGGTCACCGGAGACATTACACCGGGAATACGCCTGCTCATCGGACGGCTGCCAGCGAATGACATAGTCTTCATCCCTCGCACGTGCCCGTTTCGGTTCAAAGTGAAGGTTTTCTCCCTCCACATAAACTGAAAAGTTTTCGATCGCGGCCAGGCTGGTAATGAGATCCCATTCACTCTGCTCGCCGGTCAGATGTGTTGAATCAATCTGATAATATTCGCCCACACGCTGCGTCGTCGCTGTCACGATCGGTTTCAGGCCGTGACGTTGCGCCAGCGTGGAGGCTATTTGTGAGCTGGTGAGGTTTCTAAAGCTCTCGCCGGGTGTCTTCGCATCAATCAGTTTCGCGGTGTAATCGCGCCCTTCTGCTGTGATTTCAAATCGCGCCGGTTCGTAATGCCAGGTATCGATATTGCCGGTAATGTGTTTTTTTTCATCAATGCCTGCCGGGGTCACGATTGAGATAAACAGCTCAACCCTGATGGTGGTCTGCACCGCCCACCAGCAGAGCAGCTGCATGGCGGGCGGCAGCGCTGAAATCGCCAGCGTAAGTTCAAACGTGCCCGCGCCGCGAAGCGCATTACTCTCGATGCTGAATGATACAAATGGCACACTGATGCCGTTTAAAAGACAGCGCCCGCTGACGTGCCGGGCGCTGGATGCAGTTATTGGATGATTAACGTCCATCGCTACACTCCCGGGCTGGCAGGTATCTTCAGCGTGTGAATGCCGCTCAGCTGCGGATCGGACAGGTCATTGGCATCAGCGACGCTGGTCCATAAAGAGGCGTCTCCATACTGCTCTGATGCCACCTGGTAAAGGTTGCCACCCGACAGCGTAATAGCCTTTATTCCAGCGGCAGACTGTCCTGCCTTGACGTTTTTATTTAGTCTTTCCAGCACGTCCTGAAGGCGGTAGAGAGCAGGAATGCGGGTCACGTGATCTGACTGTAGGAGCAGATTACTGACGGTTCTGGAGACGGGATTGCCCGGTACCAGTCCGCCCAGTGAAGTGATGTCACGCGTTGCGGCTTCAAGCAGCGCCAGCTCATGGTGAATGATGTTCCGGGCAGCAATCATCGGCCTGACAACGGCCTGCACCTGCGCGACCGTGGCATGCGCAAAGTCCGTCACCGCTTTAACTGCCTGATGCAGATTGCTGAGGGCCTGCGTGACGGCATCAATGTTGATGATATCTGCAAGGCCCAGCGCCCGCCCCAGATCACTGTCAATCAGCTCCCGCAGTGCACCGGTAAGAGCATCCACTTTCTCCGGCGAACCCTCATTACGGACGACTGCGACTTCGATGGAGTACGGGCGACGCCAGATCAATTCATAGACCGGGTTGAAAGACGTGATTACAACCGTGAACCGATAGTCATCAAGCGTCAGCAAAACCGGGTGCCCGGCGTCCCGCATTCTTTCCAGCGCACCGACGCGTTCACCTGCCTGTGATCCCGTAATGATGCCAGACCAGGTCAGAGGCTCATATTCGGTGCCCAGCACATCAATGACCCGCCTGCCCCCAATCAGCTGATGCTGTACGGTCTTCTGCCTGCCATGAATGGCAACCTGCTCAGGCACTTCAAATTCCATAAACTCGAAGTCGCCGAGCAGCAGACGGGTTACAGTCGGATCGACACCCTGTGCGAACTGTGACAGTGAATTAAGAAATGACATACCGGGTGTGCCTGTCTGAGGGTCCACTGAAAGTAAGGGGAGTAACCTGCAGGCTCAGCTGTGTGCTCTGCAAGGGCCTGGCTCTCGGGGAAGATATCCCCGTACATCCATTCAGCTGGAAAATGACGTGCTTGCTTTAGTGGTTACTGTGTTCTGATTTTCTGCTTATTCAGGACGGCGAGATGTTTCTCGTTCCTGACATCGTTCAGGGCAGTTTTGACAGCGTCTTCCAGGGCCTCATAACTCACCGGGCCCAGCAATGTTTTATCGCCGATCATGGTTGCCGGTGTGCCTGGCAGGTGTAGTACTTTCAGAAATTCTTTGTTCACATCGATGATGTGCTGGGTATCAGGCCGGTACATGCTCAGTTTCATACCGGCGGCTCTGTAAGCTGAATAGATACGCACATCGTCAGCCATGCCCCTGTATGACATCAGCGCATGATGAAACGCATGGAATTTTTCGGGCTGCTCAATCCAGACCGAAAGTGCCCGGCGCGTGACAGCAGTAGATGATTCCGGGCCCCATGAAATCAGCTTGTAGGTGACGGCGATACGGGGATAAGCCTTCAGCAGTTTTTCCAGATTAGCGTCAACCTCTTTGCATTCCAGACAGTCATAGTTAGTGAAACTTACTACTGTCAGTTCCGGATACGCTGCACCCACCCGGGGCGACAGCGGGTCGTTCAGCAGCTTATTGTGAATCAGCACCTCCGTCTGTGGCGAACGCTGAGGCTTTACAGTTTCCACGCTGGCTCTGACCAGCGCAGGGGGTACTTCTGATGATGCCTGCCCTGTGCCCATGAGCATCAGCATTAAAAAATAATCTTCGAGCATATCCCCTACTCCCTGCTGACTTTAAGGCAGCTGCTAAGGCTGAGAATGAGGAAGTAAGCATGCCCGGCGCGACATTCAGAATCCTGAAAACCGGCCGTCCTGAGAGCATCTGTTGCAGATCGGGCAGACAGTGCTGCCAGCCGCATGAAATGAACGAATCAGTATGCCGTCAGGGCAGTGAGAGGCTGCCAGCCTGACCGGGATACACCATCAGCATGGTCGGATCAAAGTTGCTGGTGGACGCAGGCGCTCTGGCGGCCTGTTTACTGATACCGCTCATGACGGTGGCCACCAGGACCTGGCGCCCTTCATGCGTCATGAGAAGGTTAACGGGCTGCAGGGACTGGCCGCCGGTCACAGGCGGTATCGGCGGGTACTGTCCGGTTTTACGATACGTCTGCTCCCGAGCGTGTTGCCGGTCGAAGTCAGCCTGAGAAGGCATCCAGGGCTTGTAGGTGACTCCATTATCCCGCGCATCCTGCCGGGCCAGCCTGTCACGCTCGGCCATTTCTCGGCTCTGCGAGACCGTGCTGCCAGGGTACAGTGCGGCAAGCGTTACGGCTGAGATAATTCCCGGCAGACCGGTAAGCGCGGCGGTGAGACCGGTCAGGCCCGTGGTGGCACTTCTGCCAATCAGCAGGTCAATGCCCCAGCCTGCCAGCTTAAGCGGTGTCAGCAGTGCCCCTGCCGCATGTTTAATTACCCATAAACCGCCACTGATGCCTGCAAGCCCGGTTACGGCCATTGCCGCCTGCCCCGCAAATTTTGCCATCTCAGGATGCCGGTGTGCGATATCTGCCATCTGCTGCAGGGAGTGCGTGAGCGTGTCCAGCCCCTGCGTGAACGTGTCCAGCAGGCCGCCATCTTTCCCTATCACCCGCTGCAGGTTCTGCCATTTCTTGTGAAAGTCGATCGCTTTGCCGTTATAGGTGCCGCCGACCGCGACATAGGCATCATTCAGCCCGCGCGCGATGCCGTACGCGTCGATACGGTGGTGGATGGTTTCAAGCTGTTTGTCGATGAGACTGAACATCTTGCCGCCGGTCCGCCCGAATATCAGGGCGTTCTCACGCTGCTTCTGTTCTTCGGTGTAATGGTGCCTGCGGTAGAGTGGCAGGATGACATTTTCATAGTACTCAACAGGCGACTGGCTGAAGAGCTGCGCGTTGATAAGGGGATTGCCCCGGAAACGCTTCACCCCGCCCAGGCTGTTAAGTTCAATCTTACTGGCATCCCAGATGCCCATCGTCATCAGGTCATGCGTGACCTGATTGGGCAGCTTTATAATCCCGTTTAAACGGTTATAAGCGGTCATCAGCGCATCACCTGCAGCACTGCCCTTCAGTTCACCGATAATCGGCTCCAGCTCAGCAAACAGGGCTTTATTGCTCAGGTTGAAGGCAGAGGTGCCCGCTTTGGCCATAAACTGGCGGTACTGCGTGAAATCGACATTACCACCTGAAGACTGAATGGCGCGAAACGCCGCGTCCATCAGTTCATTAAAGCGCTCCGGGCTTTTCAGACCGCCCGCCGTCTCGGTGAAGCGCAGCATATCCATCTGCTTCGCCGTGGTGGCCTCTCGCTGATGCTCATCCAGCCCGCGTGAGGCGAAGTTGATCCGCGCCAGCACCGGTGCCGCCAGTTTCGCTGCGCGCAGCTGCTCCTCCACGGAACTCCTGCCGGATTCGCTGAAGACACCCTGCGCTTCCACAAGATATTTCAGCATGTCAGTGGCTGAGGAACCACGAACGCGCGTGGTTTCGGCGATGCGCAGCGCTTCTTCAGTTGCCGCCTGACCCATGCCGAACTGCCTGAGTTTCTCCGTCATGGTCTGGTAGCGGGCCGCCTCATCAACGAACCCTTTCAGAAGCCGGAAACCAAAATAGCCGGTGGCCATATTGGTCATACCCTCTGAAAAGGAGCCTCCGCCAGGTGGCCGGCCATTACCGCCGTGACCAGAACCGCCGCCGCCCCAGCCGCCCGGAGGCATGCCATTATGCCAGCCATGCCACCAGCCACTCTGTCCTGAAGGGGAAGGCAGAGCAGGTCTCCCGCCAGGGTTACCATATCCACCGCTGCCGCCTGCAGCTGCGGCACCTGCGGCCAGTACGGGCAGCGTCATTGCTGCACCGTAACTGCCCGCCAGTAGTGGCACGTTACGCGAAACACGGTTCATACGCTGTGTCTGGTCAGCAATGTCGCGGATGGCACCGGCGTACTCGCGTGCGCCGCGTGACGCACCTGAGAACTCATTATTGAGGGAGCGATTAAGTGCCCGCAGCGCGGATGTCGCTTCACGGGCCGCACTCGTCAGTGCTTTGATGTTCCTGGTGATCGCGACAAATTTCTTATTGAGTTCGATCGCATCGCGGCTGACCTGCAGCAGGTTACGCGTAAGTTGGTCGTCCAGCGCCAGCCGTACGGCCACCCGGTAAGCCTGAACATCCATAGAAACCTCATATTACGGGTATAAAAAAACCCACCGACAGGTGGGTTAATGTCAATTGCAATCAATGCATGAAAGCAATCAATTCACGAACAATTCGTATTTGTCATTTGTAAAAAAAGGGTCTTTCCTCATCACCGTCATCACAGTGATTTTCATCCATGGTTTACCATGCTTTCTCGTCAATTCAACACCACATGGTAAATTGATTTTTGTTTTGTTGCATTTCAATACAAAAGTATCACTTGTGGAATAGCCAGACACAGTTTTGGCGTGAGCGCCCTTGAATTTATTGAAGATATCTTCGAGTTCTTTGAGAGATATTGCGGGGTTGTTCCTCGGGTCATTTACTCTATCGAAAGAGAAGTGTCCCGAAAACGTCAACTCTATGCACTCTGTCTCAAGGCTATCATTTATTATCGCCTCAAGATCGTCCAAACCTTGACGCGTTATTGTCATATATAGTCTGCCGTTACGCGCTCTAACTTCTCGTTTAACTCTTCGTCAGAGTAAGCGTTCACTGTACCAATGAGCTTGCTTTCGCCAATCGTACCGACACGCACATCAAATTCTTGATTATCAAAACTGTCAACAATCACACACTTATCACTTTCTTTGAAAAAGAAAGAGGCATAGTTCTGCTTAATCTGCATGTTAAATTTTGTCATGATTGTTCTCCTTAGCCGAGACTATTGGAGCCTGCGTTAGCTTTAACTTTAGGTGAAACATTCGCCAATGTTATTCATCATAGAGCAAAATCCGCTCTTTTTTTGGATGATTGATGACAAAACTTGATTGTATCAACTCATGGCGCGTTCTGTGTTGCTCAAGAAAACCACAAAACATACTTCCTCAGCAACTCCCTTTTGTCACTATATCGGCAATTTTCAGTGTAACCTTAACCTCATAACCCCTCAGGACACTTTAAAACCACAAGAAATCACCCTTCCTACAGACTCCATCAGCGGATCAATCTTCCGCACATATGCCGGCCCGATGAAAGGTCGTGGGGGTATGTGTGCAGTACCCACTTCCTGCCACAGCCCGATTTCACTCTTGGTGCCTATGATGGCTGCCAGCCCCACTACTTCACTCCCGATTGAGTCTCTCAGCTCACCAGAACGAAGCAGCGGCTCATCTTCGCTGTAACCCTGGCGAACACGATCGGCTTTGGTCGATTCGGCCAGCGGTGCCCAGGCATTAAAGGGCCCATAAGCAGGCTGGTACACGCCAATCTCTTCCTTCGCCGTTTCCTCAATCTCTTTCACGAAGACGCGGAAACTGGCCTCCAGCCCGGTGGCGATCGAGGCTGAGGCAGACGACATCTCGCACGCAAATTGCTCAAGGTCCACTACTTACCCTCCTCCCACTTTCGTATGCTCCAGTTGTATGTGCCACCCTCGAGCTCGCCGATGACCACACCCATGGCAATCCGCTCATGGGGCATCAGCGCTGTCAGGCCCGGGAAAATCACGCTGAACGGAACCCCGGCTTTCATCAGCCAGCACTGGTTTATAAACCCGGGGTTCTGCGCTAGTTTTTTGCGGCGGTCGCCGTGGCCTCATCATCCTCGTCTTTCGCCCTGGCGCGCAGGCTGGCACTTATCGCTTTAAGCCCGCTTTTGCCCAGGATAGCGAGCATGCCTTCAATCTGCTTCGGGTTCTGTGGTAACGGATATTCCTCGCCGTCAATGTCAGCCACAGCAGCCGCCGGAAAGGCGTACATGTTCATGTACATCACGTTGATGGCCATCTCAGGACCGACAGCAACCGTCAGGCGGGATTCCTGCACCGGATCGAGCTCACGCAGGGTGATGACGCGCCCGCTGGCATCACGGACCTGGTCTGATTTAACCGGCGATTCTGCCACGGCGGACGGGGTTTCATGCACTCTGACCTGCACCATTGTTTATTCCTCAGTTCACTTTTTTACGGCGGTTCGCCGTCCATGACAGGGTCTGGTTCACTGTCTTCTCGCCCTGCTTGTTACCGGCATCGGTGAGGTGAAACGACACGCCCTCATAGCGGTATACGCTGATGGTGCCGTTTGCCTCGGTGATGGTTTCGGTGATGGTGCCGCGGGGCTGATCGATGCCGTTGTAGTAGTTGTCTTCCCACCGGGCCCAGAAGTCGTCGAGCGTGGCATCCATGCGTTCAGCGGAGATGGTCCCATTCCAGCCGACGGGGATCTGCAGTTCGTCAGTAATGCCATTGAGCGGCGTGATTTTATGGGTTGAGACCTGCGGTTTTGAGTCAAAGCTTATGATTTTGGGAATACGCAGTTTTCCCGTCGGCGTGTTGATATCGACAGCAATATCACGCCCGACGGTATAGCCAAGGGTTGGCATGGTTTATCTCCGGGGTAATGAGTCAGTCAGTGTTCAGCGAGATAAGCTGTCTGAGACGGAAATGGACACGCTGCCTCCCCCTTCGAGGTTCACCAGGAAGTAGCGCACCACATTGAGATATTTCACCTGCACATCGGCTGTCATATAGCCCAGCGCCACACGCGCATCCGGGTTGTTGGCCGCATCGAGGCGCACAGCAAAGGCCGGTCCGCCATTCGGATCGCCAATCATCTTCAGCGTCTCCAGATTCGACAGGAAAGACTCCAGCGTGCTTCTGGTTTCACGGCGCAGGTCCGTGGTCTGGTTGTCACCCACGACACTGCCGAACCCCGCCGCAATGGTCAGCGACAGGAAATTGGTCATGCGGGTGTAGGTGTCATCGTTCTGAGTCGGATTTGATGAGGTATTGCGCCCCGAGCGCATGCCGAAGTAACTGCCGCCCGGGCAGGGACTGGTGATGACATCGAGGCGTGCTGAGTTGATGGCCCCGATTTCCGGTACGGAGTAAGGACGCCCTGCCAGCTGCCGCTCGGTGGCGATGATGCCGGGGATGCGTTTGTTGAGCGTGGAGATATGTGGTGACCGGGAGGCAATATTGGCCGCTTCAAACGTGGCGGGCGCAATCATTCGGTTTATACCGTTTGCCGTATCCTTCCAGTAGGGCCAGTCACCCACGAGCAGCTTGAAATGCCAGTCATCCACGCCAGAGCTGTTGAGTGCTTCGGACACCGCCCTGCATCCGGCGGAGGCCGGGCCCTGGGCAATGGCATAGGCACCTTCGGAGCGCGCAAACGCCGCCATGGCGGGCCAGCAGGTTTTATCGGTCACATCGGTAAGATTGATGACCTGCGAATTTGTGCCACGCAGGGCATACATGCCTTTCCGGGGAGCATCAGTGCCATCCTTGCCCAGGAGCGTGGTATCCGTGATGCCGGTCGCGCCGTCGGTGCCGCCGCTGAGTGTGACCTCTTTCACCGCGGCCTGCGCTGGCGCTTCAGATGCGGTGACCTTCGCGCGCACCAGCTGGCTGGGACCACGGATATTCATCTGGCCATGATTTACCGCATCCGCCATGGCTTTCCAGAGCGCTTCCCCTTCACCCTGCAGGTTATCGAAAACTTCCGCACTCACACCCGGCAGACTGACCGTGAGCTTGCGTGTATTCACGGCGGTGCCCGGGCTGATGCCTGCGCTGATATGATTACCGCGCGTGCCGCTGTAGAGTGCGGTCAGCAGCAGGCCTGATTTGCTGGCATTTTCACAGAGCCGCCCACTGGCAGCCTTGTCCTGACCGTTTGTCACGCGAACACAGTTCAGGTTTGCGGCACCGAGCTGAAGTGAAATCGCCGCCGCCGTGGCAAGGTCATACTGACGGACTTTGGGGATGCCAAGAAAAAATGCCATATCGTTATCTGACGTGATACGAAAAGCGCTGTTTACCGGCCCCCAGCTGGCAACACCCACCAGCCCCAGCCCGTCGGTGGGCACACCGTTAATATAGCGGGCTTGGGGCGGAACAACCTGAACGTAAAGGTCCGGTGCCGTGAGTGCAGACGTGTTGAGGTCGCCGGTTGAATAAATCGGCATGAGAGAGACTCCGTAAACTTGAGCGGATGCTGAAAAAAGGTTAGCGGGCGGTGTGCTGACCATTCAGTGTGACAATGGTCCGGCTCACCTCTGGTGCGCTGACAGTCCGGGTGGTGGCGTAATTCACGCTGAAAATCAGGTCGCGCCGGTAGACATGCCAGTTCACTGACCTGTCCGAATCAAACTGCCGGTCATAAAGGAGCTGCGCGGGCGCACCGTCGTCAAGGTCGATATGGCACTGTTCAGAGAGTGCCGCATCAATGGCACTGCCGATGCGGTCTCTGAGCCCGGGCGCAGGTGCCCAGACAGTGATCTGGAAATCCTTTATCTGCCTGCGCAGTTCCCTGACAGCCGTTCCCGCAGTCGTGACGGAGAGACTGAGTTGTGTCACCAGCATGAGGCAGAGACTGCTGCCGATAGTGAATGACCTGGGCAGTCTCACAGAAAGAGCAGAAAGCGCCTTTTCCGCTGTGGTGCCCGCCCGGAAGTGGAAAGTGAACAATTTACCGTTAAGGGCTATCTGCACGTTAGTCAGTGCGGATGCCACACCGGCAACACCTATCGTGGTGCCGTTCACTGTAAAGACCAGCGTAGGTTTGCCTTTCGCCAGAGTGAGGTAAGGCCTGCCGAGCGCAGTACTGACTTTACGCTCTGCCGGCAGCGGCCAGACGGAGATATGCACGCCTCCCTTGTCGATATCCTGCTGCAGTGTGCCCGGCACCGGCCAGCCCGGATAAATTTTTACGGAGGTATTTACGATGCCCGGTAACTGGCTGCCGCCCGGATAAACTATGTCTGCAACACGCCGGGCAAGGTAACGGGCCACATCATCGGCGCTGGCCATGTTACACCGTCACCTGAAGCGCCGTCAGCCGCCAGCCCATGTCGGTCAGCTCCGTGCCGCTGATGATATAGCGCTGCCCGGCTTCATTAGTCACAAAATCCCCGGTCTGAAGTGACACGCCTTTAAACGCGGGCATCAGCATAATGTGCCATGCACTGCGCATCTCGCCCGGCAATTTCAGCGGGCTGTGCTCACCGCTACGGCTGAGCAGAATACTGGCAGGCCAGCCTGACATAATAAGCGTCTCACTGGCGGCTGTAGTGCCACTGTAATCCTTCAGCCCGGTATCGTTACCCGCCTGTACGGTGCGCCGGATGCTCACAAGCCGCTCAGTCCTGACACAAAGAATGGGCTGCAACAACGGCATGGCTGCCACGTAAAAGGTCCCCCCGGTGGACACCAGGATATCGCCCGCCTCAAACCCCGCAGCATCAAAAATGCCAATCCAGGTGGCCTGTCCGAAGCGCGCCGACCGGATATAGCTGTTACCGGCGGCGAATGAGGCCGACAGCTCCCGCAGCGGCTGCGCGTCCAGCGGATTGAACGGTGATACTGCCCGGTAATGACGGGCCATACCGCCCAGACGCTTTGCAGCCTTTCCGTTTCCCTGGTTTACCTTCGCGGCCAGCTGACGTGCATCCATGTCAGCACCTGGTCACAGGTGTGGTGCCATTGCCCAGCGACGGGCCCGGTGGGATACCGAGGAGTCCGCAGAGCTGGCGCCGCCACTGATTGTAGAGACGCGTGCGGTCTGATACTTCTGACCGGTTGCGCTGCCAGACAGCCGCTTTATCCGTATCCAGATTGTCTGCAGCGCGGGTAATGCCACTTTCCAGACCGGCCAGCGTCACCAGATAGTTCGCCACAATCGCCTCTTCCTCAGCCCTCAGCGAGGTCAGCCGGTGCGCCAGCGTCTGGTACCGGCCTGCCGTAACCTGCGCGTAAGCCGCATCACTGCGATCATTGGGCAACGTATCACCCAGCATGGGATAGCCCATGTAGCGGCGTGCGTCGGCCAGCTGCTGGGGTGTCAGCATGTATGACCTCATCTGAAAGGATTTTGTCTGAAATGTCTGAGCTGGACTAACCGAGCAGCAGGGCGCTGTGTTCCGGTTTGATGTTCTGACAGCCCCAGGCCGCGGCGATTTCGTAGCGCACACGGCGATACTGTTTGTACATGGAAACTTCAAACGACATGTTAGTGCGCGGGTCGGTGATCATGATGCGGTCATCCGCCATGTCACCTTCTTCAGGCAGCGCGGGTGCACGGGTGGCCAGGATGATGGCTGAACGGCTGAACGCAAAGTTGGCAGTAAATTCACTGACCACCTCCAGTTTGGTTCCCGCCTTAACATCTTCCATCAGCCCGGGCTGATGAATGTCGATGGAGTTAAAACTCTTAGCGGCAACCATATATTTGTGCTTTCCAATAATGACAAAGCCCCCTTCTTTAACGAAGTCAGGCACGCTCGATTTGCTATTCTCGTTGTCAGTGGGCTGAATTTTTACATACAGGCTTCCTGCAGCGAAATCTTCAGCAACAGTGAAGGTTCTTTCCTTTAGTGGCTTTTCACCCGACTCACTTTTAACCAGAGCAACGCCAGCTGATTCACGCAGGGTGAAGCCATGCAGTTCCAGAAGTGTGCCCTGAGAACGCAGCGCAGTGGTACCGGCTTCATTGGCTTTGGTGAGCTGCGCCATGGTGCGCAGTGCGGCACCGGCTGTGGTGTCAATAACGCACTGCAGATCGCTCAGTGGTGCGCCATTGTCAGTGAGGATTTTACGCACCTGGGCCGTGTCAGTGAGTGTATCTTTGAACGGTGTTTTTCCTGCCTCACCGGCGGCGCGTGATGCGCGGCGGAACAGCTGCCCCAGGTCAGATTCAATTTCATTGACCAGTGTGCGCATCGCCTGAGTGACCTGGTCTCGGCGGATACCGTGATAACCCGGGCCGGACTTAATGCCCTTCTGCTGTTCGCCTTCCCAGCGGAACGGCACCATGCGCGATTTCGTTATGGCCAGCGGCACATTTCCGATATCCTGGTCACCGTCATCCGGCGGCAGCTGACCGGGCTTAACATCTTCAGCGTCTGAAGCCGGCGTCACAGGGATACGAATCGGCTGATTCAGCGCTGCACGCTCTGCCGTGGCGTCCAGTGTGACAGAGGGAATGAAACCGCAGAGTTCACGCGAGACTATATCCAGCGACTGGTACAGGTCGGGAATGAGTTGAGTCAGGGTATTAGACATGCAAGGCTATCCTGTTAATCGGTAATCTGTACACCCGCACAGGCGCGTTCGCTCTGCTCCTGAGGGCTGAGTGATTCGAACTGTGCACGGGTAAGTGTGTTTGAGCTGCTGTTGCCATTTCCGCCGGAGGAGCCGCCGCCTGATGCGCCGGTGCCTTTGAGGATCTGCTCTTTATACGGATAGTGCTCAACGAGAATGCTCAGCGCTTCATCAAATCCCGCCGCTTCACCGGGTCTGACCGCACTGAAGATTTTATTTCCGTCACGATCAAACGCCGTGACAGCGTCCCCCACAACCTGGAAATTGCCGCCAAAACGGGCTTCAACCAGGTCAGCCGGAATGCTCATCTTCTCGGCGATGAATTTTGAACGGGCAAAACTGCCGCCAATTTTCTCCGCCGTAAGCTTCTGGCTCAGGTCATCGCGTTCTTTCACGATGGGCGCATACTTCTCTTCCAGTGCGCGGACAGCTTCAGTGCGGACCTTTTCGACTTCACCGGCATCCACCAGCGTCTTGTCTTCCAGGTTCTTCATGGTCTCCAGTGCTGCCATTGCAGCAGCCGGATCATCGATTCCTTCGAAAGTCTTCAGCAGCGTTTCCGCACTCTCCGCGCGCTCACGGTGTGACTTTGCCTCACCGTTGAGACGCGAGATGGTCTGCAGGGTGCCGGGAGCATCAAATGCCAGCTCTTTGCCGTCCTCCTGCACGTACACGGGTTTGCCATCGTTTACGACCACATGGCCGTTCTCATCAAGTTTCAGTTTCATCAGGGTCATCCAACCAGGTAAGAGCCATCCGGCCCGTGGCGCCGCGCTGCATCCGCAGCGGCCGGCAATAAAAAAAGGCCCCCTGCATCTGCACGGGCCCGGAGAGCGTTAAACCGGCGGTGTGGTAACCGGCCTAACTGGCAAAGGTGGTGGCATGGCGCGTATCCGCGCCTGCTCTTCCGACCAGCGGAGCTCGCTGTTGATGAGGCCGCGGCGCTGTATCTCATTGAACAGCGTCTCGTCTGACAGCGCCCGCGTTTTATACATGTCCACCAGGAAGTCAGCTGACGCGTCAGCCAGGGTAGTGGCACCAAAATCGCTGAAGATGGTGACGTGTCCGCCTTCGGGCTCCCCCGTCCACTCTGCCAGGTACCGCAGAGCAAGCCGCGCTGCATCGGTGAGGTCGCAGACCATGCGCTGCAGGGCGCTGGTGCTCGCCTCGTTGTCGGTCAGCGTTTGCACCACGGTGCGGTGGCCGGGTTTTACCACCAGCAGTTCTGCCCCCACCTGGCGCATCTTTTCCTCAAGGTCGAGGATGTCTGTGCGACCAGCTTCGATAGCTTTCCCGCTGTGCTCGACATAGCGCAGGTCCGCCTCATCTTCGTCCGACATGATTGCCGATGCCGCACCCACTGAAATGGGACCATCACCGAGCTTTTTGCCGAACAGCACCGGTACGCGGGCGACATGCAGGATGGTCTGCTGATCACTGCGGGACTGCCAGTGTTCGACGTTGAGCCAGGCCAGTTCAGCCAGCGGCGGCCGGCCGTTCATAAAGCCGCGTTTGTCGCCGTAGACCGGGACGAAAGTGATTTTCTTCAGGCTGGTGGTGCCTTCGTCATGCAGCTGCCATGACAGTACACCGGTTATGGCATCAGGCTTTTCGCGGTAAACCCGCCAGCGGCCGGGATTCAGTACCCTGACCTGCTCAATGTTTTTCACGACAAACTCATTCTGCGGGTCACGCTCACTGATCGTTTCGACAAAGCGCAGCAGCGTAAAGGTCTCCTGCCCGTTGACCCGTTCTGAGTCGTAGTCCAGCAGGCTGGTGGCATTCACCCTGACGAAATATGGACGTAGTCCGCGCTGGCGCTCTTCAGCCAGAGAGAGCTTTTTATCCGCAGGTGCATGTTCGACAAGGATGCCGCAGAGTCCGTAGGCCATCGCTTCTTCAAAGGTGTCAGCCAGAAAGGAGTGCAGATTGGTGCCCTGCAGGTCCACGTCCCCGAACATCTCACGTATGCGTGCAGGCACAGCTTCTTCATTCCAGGTGACCGGACGGGAGAAAGGTTTACCACTCAGCACCTCGACCGTCCTGGAAAACGCCGGGAACAGCGTCGCCACCGAAAGCCGGTTCTGATAGAACCCCTCTTCTTCGTTAGGCCATCTGGGCAGGTACGTCTTGCCCGCAGCACGCATTGCTGCCGTGCCGCCCAGCAGTGCAGTAATCATTGGCCAGCATCCGGCCATCGACTCGATTTTTGGCGATCGCTTGCGGACATCGTTGCTCATGATGAAGTTCAGTTATGCTGAAAAGGGACGCACTGTCGTGCCTTTCGGCTGGAACAGTTCGGTAATGGCCCAGACCAGCGCATCCAGGCGGTCAGGTGATTTCTTCGCGGCAGCGGGCACATATTCCAGCAGCTGGTTCTCGAGCTGATAGAGGTTGCCGCGGTGAGCAACCCGCCCCTGTTCATAAAGCGCAGAGATGGGCTCAGCCCGGGCAAACTTGCCCCTGCTGGCATGGACGCGGACGATGCGCCCGCGAAAGCCCGCATTGCGCAGGGTATCTTCGGCCATATCACCGCCCTGGTTGGTTTCAATAACGATGGCTTCAGCGTGGTGCTCCTCATAAGCCCTGATAGCGCGCTTCGCCCAGCCGTTGGGCGAGTATTTCCCGGAGTAATCCGCGTCAGCAGAGAACAGCCGGTCATTGCCGCGCCCGTAACTGCTAGCAACGACAATACCGGTTTCGTCACTCTCTTCGCTGTTCGTCGCCTGCGGGTCGATGGCAACGACCGTCCGCGACGGCTGCAGGGTGATATCCAGCGCACGCGCACAGGACACCATCGCTTCGGTCCAGAGTGCCCCGTCAGCATTAAACCGGCGGGGCCGCTGCATGTACTGCGCTTCCGCGGTACGCCGGTGTGAAAACAGAGAGACGCGATGCGATTCGTTGTGCTTGTACGGCCAGAGCCAGCCGTCAGGCAGACCATGTTCGATGGGGATTGCGTGCGAGTTTTCCGGGTACACCAGCGAATACGGTTCGCTGTGATCAATCAGCACCGGCAGGTTCAGGTGGTGCCACTGTTCGCCACTGCCACCGCGCAGCAGGTATCCGCTCAGGTCGTGGAAGTGAATGCGCTGCATGATGACCACGATGGGCGTAGTCTCAATAGCCAGACGGGAACGGATGGTTTCGTTGAAGCGGGTGTTGACGCCGTTACGTATCGTTTCGCTGTAGGCGTCGTCAGGTTTGACCGGGTCGTCAATGATCAGACTGCCCTGCCACCCCGGCTCCATATGTCCGGCACGAAAGCCGGTAACCTGCCCCGCAGCGGACGAGGCATACACACCGCCGCCGTATCCGGTCCACCACATGGCTTTACTGTCGGCATCATCGCGCAGCGCCATCGGCCACATGGCCTGAAAGGCAGCAGACTTCACGATGCTGCGCGTGGTCGATGAGTTCAGTAACGCCAGGTTGTGGGAATAGGACAGGTGCATGAAGCGGGCACGGCGGTTTAACGCCAGCCCGCGGCCCATCATATTGATGGTGGCCAGTTCCGTTTTAGTGTAGCCCGGGGGCACATTGATGATGAGTCGCCGGATGTCGCCATAAATCACCCGGTCCAGCGTCTGTTGAATCACCTTATGGTGGGGCGCGACAATCATTCTGCTACCGGTGCGCTGCTTAAAGAAGTAACGTGTAAAATAAAGCCCGTCCTCTTCACACTCTATACGGCGCGCAGCGGTCTTGAAGTCAGCAGTCGTCATCCTCCAGCATTTCCCGGCGCGCCTGCCGGTATTCCTCGCGTGAAAGCAGCGCAACCTCAAGCGGGCCGCCGTCTTTGCCTGTCAGTGATGTCGCGGCCTGCTCGCGGAACGCCTGCACTGAAATGTGTTTGCCGAGCAGCTCCAGATTCCTGACTTTATCTGGCCACTTAATCTTTTTCAGGTTGCCGACCATCTCGCGTTCTTCGCCCCGTCCTTCGAACATCTCAGCCAGATCGAATCCGCTCAGGTACCGACGCCACGAGGCGGGCCATTGCGACACAGGCTTGATGCTCATGTCATCTGCCATGATGTCGAGCACGTCCATCTGGTCTATTTCAATCAGACGGCGCAACACATAATCTGCGTTTACCTCTACCCTTTCATTGCGCTCTGATTTAAGATCGATGATGCGTTGCGCAACATCAGGTTTTGACAGGTTTTCAGACCCCATGCGGTTTGCTGTCTTAGGACTGTATCCTGCCCTGATAGCTGCCTGTGAGGCGTTCAGATCAATCAGGTACTCCCGACAGAACATCTCTTGTTTGTCGGTTAACGACATAATCTATCTACTCAAATTAAGGATGAATACTTTGAACCTACAATCAGCATGGAGTTTCATTAAAACATTAATTTTCATAATAGGATTAGGGTCGATAGTTTATTATATTTACAGCTATTTCAATCACTTGAATGATGTAATAGTCGAGCAAGCAAAGTGTTATGATCAGTTGACGGCGGATTCTTGCTTGAAGCCCATTCAAAAGGCTATGGATGCTGCAAATGACGGCACAAAGCTAATATTTAAAGTTAATAAGCCAACGGCTAAATAGCTAAAGCTGACCTTGATGAAATCACTGATAGTAACTCAGGCACCCTATCAGTGATTAATCAAATATTTTTCGCTGCCAACCTTCATGCGGCCTGTAAGGCCAGAAATCATTCATCACCGACAGGTTTATTTCTTTCTTACTTTCATCCTTATTGCTTTCACGGCATCTCATCATCTGTGCATTTTTTTTCATATCACCAAACATATCGGCAACGGATGCCCACGTAGAGGATAGATGAACGTATTTCCTCATTATGTCATCAATATTCTGTTCATCCAGCGATGTTGATTTACCTTCGAGAGCATCCAGTGCCGCAGAAAGAACGCGCTCGCAATATGCAACAAGGTCATCAGGAATAATACGTTCAAATTTCTTATAATCCTGACTAAAGATACAACCACATTTTTCCGCTACTTTCACCATGGCGATAAAGGCAATAAACTGCAGATGACCAAAAACTTCGCGTTCATTAGTAGCGGTATAATGAAACCATTTATTGCCTCGATAGGTTATGCGCCCAGTAAGTGCTCGCCATTTATGAGTACCAAGTGTGGCAAAGAGTTCTTTCTCAACCCATCCATAGGCCCAGTCAAATGGAGCTATATATCGGTTCGAAACGACTTTACGCTCTTCTTCAAGGAGTGGGTATCCACCTCCGACATCCGAATGTGCCCCCGCGATTGTCAGTTCGGGATAATGACCGCCGAGGCTATGTAACGGAAAATTATAACGGAACTCATGCCATGCATTAAACTGGAATGCATGCAGGGCGGCCCCTGCAGGCACGTTGACTTTGAGGCTGCGCGTGTAGCCTGTATCATGCGAGTCGTTATAAAATGCCTTACTGTCCATGAAGGCACCTACCGTATCAAATAACCCTAGAAAATTCACGACTGGTGTGCCCGACAATGCATAACCGTTTTTATTCAAGACATTGCGGATTGAATCAATCACAGAAACATCACTTTCATAGATAAGGTTAGTCAAATGACGAGCCAGTACTGCTCCCCGGCTAAAGCCGAAAATATCAAATTCGATATTGATCTCCTGACACGCAGCATTATTCTGCGACAATATATCTCCCAGCGCTGAAGCCACTCTCTTCTGGCATAACTGCAGTTTTGAATCGGGGCCGTATCCTTTGCACCCCCAGTAATCTTCATCACCCGTCACAAGAGAATAGATGCTGTCCGGTTCATTGTTTAGTGTACCAATGCCTTCGATATATACTTTACCAGTAATACGTTCGCCCCCCTCGGACTCCGGGTTCCCGTAGTATGTGAATAACCTGTAAATGTTGGAGACCTTGAACATTTCTTCATGCGAGCCATCGAAGGCCGTGCCGTTTTTACCGGTGCCATCAAAAAAAATGCCAATGCGAACTACGCATTTTTCAAATGCGTCGTTTAAAGAGGGAGTCATTGTTATAAACCTGATTTGATAGATGAGAAAACTAAAGCCGGCACTCCTGTAACCGGATTATTTTTTCAGATTTGTATTAGCTGCACGTATCTGGTCAATCTTGCGTATGGACGCTTTATCTTTATTGCAGTTTTGCAATGCCGTCAGCAGACGTTCATTCAGCTCCAGGCTGTCTCCCCAAGTCAACGGGTCAGGAATCAAAGGCACAGCGCAGTCAGCCAGCAGACTCACCGGTATCGAAACTGGCGGAACCGGTACGTACTTTGTCCCGGTGCGCACGCAACTGGTCAGCAGCAGGACGAGGCACATGTTCAGTGGCACAGCTGTTACCCTTGACCAGTTTGCGAATAACCACCACTCTGCGTTCGCTCTCTGCATTACTGACCTGATTCGCATTGTGGGTTGCCTGTGCAATGTCGCCGAAGAGTACTGTTACCCTGAGGAGGTTATTCGCGAGCATCTCTGCTGAGGCTTTTTCCTGCGCCAGCTGCCTGTTCTGCTGGGTGAGCAGCGCTTTTGATAAAGACTGAAGCCTCAGGATGACGCTCAGCGCCATGACCAGCAGAAACAGACCCGCGATGGTAATAGCACCCCACTTAACGCGGCTTAAGGTCATCACTGCTCTCCGCCAGGCAAAGTGCACGTTCAGTCTCGCGACGCTTCATCAGCCCTCTCCATCTCCTGCCACCGGCAAAGACCCAGCGGCGCATTTCACTGCACGCCCCCGTCCTGTCGCCTGCGTTGAGTTTTTTCAGAAGAGAAGACCGGGAAAACGCGTCAGTGCCTGTGTTATAGGCAAAGCTGTAAAGTCCGGCGCGCTGGTAATCGCTGAGGGGGACCCTGACCAGGCCGTCTACTTCTGCCTGAACAGCCTTCAGGTCAGCACGCAGAACCGCGTCACATTCCCGGTCGGTATAGGTTTTGTTTCTGACAATGTCGGGGCCGGTGTGACCATCGCAGACCGTGAGCACACCGGCAACATCCGGATAAGGAACGTAACGACGCCCTTCCAGACCATCCGGACCGCCCAGCAGTATCATTGCCAGAGTCAGCGCCCCTCCACCAGCTGCAGCCAGAAGTCTGTTACGCAGCACGACGGAGATGGCCATGAATTATTTCGCCTTGTCCCGACAGGCGCAGCGCAGTGCCCTGATTTCTGCCAGTGTTGCCTTGCGCCTGTAATACGCGTTGATGATGCAGGTGATGGTCGCGAGGCTTATGCCGGCCAGAACGCCGACGGCGCTCCATTCTTCCGGGCTGAAATAGGTCAGGATACCGTGGATAATTTCGCCCGCGGATACACCGTATGCGATGCCAGTTGTAAGTTTGCTCATCAGGAGTTGCCGCGCAGAAAGGGAGAAAGAGAGCCGGAGCCGGTGGATGAGCATGATAAGCTGACGGCATCCGGCCATAAAAAAGCCCTGACTAAAATGTCAGGGCTGAAAAGAAATCTCTCGAGGGTCATTTACCCATCGTTAGGGCCAATCTAACACAAAAAATGGAAAAGTAAATAGCGAGCGATAACATCGCTATTATAATTATCGCTCGCTATTTAGTAATGTGTATTAGCTGCTTTTCCGCCCAGGCTTCTTCCCGGTGCAGCTCGGCGACTAGGAACGCCAGCAGTTGCTTCACGCTTTTGTTCCACGTATCAGTCGTAATGGCCTGCGTGACCTGACAGACTGCACGGTACACAACAGCAGAAGGGATACGCTCATAGCCCCGCCCCGAGCACCGCTTACAGGGCTGATAAACCGGTACGCCCTGAAACCGTGTCATCATCCGGTTAACCGACTCCCCGCGGCCTTTGCAGTCCTTACAGGCGGCACGCGTGAAGCCTTTACCCTGACACTTAGTGCAGTGCTTAGCTTTTCTGAATCCGGTGCCCTGACACTGATGACAGGGCACCTCTGTTGCCGCACTGCGGGCATAGTCGAGAAACGCATAGCCAGCGATGACTGCAACGATCGCTTCTCGCTCAGCTTGAGGTAATTTGCGCAGGGCGGGATAACGCACTGACTCTCTGATGCCGGCTGCAGTAAGAAGCCGCACAGCACGCTGTTTGTCCTGCTGACTGAGCTCCATTTTGCCGCAGAAAGCGGAGTAGCCCAGAGGGGCACGCCGGATAACAAAGCCCAGAGCGGTCATGACATCTTTTCCAGTCATGTTATCTGGCGCATGCGTCGCACGTGAGGACACCGCACAAAAGACGTTGGGACGTGGGGAATGGTACTTCACTACACTTTCAAGCTTCATAAGAGATACTCACAGTGCCAGTGGAACAGACCGGCACTATGAGTACGTCTGACTTCATTTTTCTGAATACCTGCCATTACTGCTGGCAGGATGTAAAATGAATTTTTTTAAAAACTGCTCCTTCGGTAACTCCTGCCTGCACTTTCCTGTCACGCGGCACCACATTTCGATGAGCGCCTCACCAGTATGATGTCGCGGGCTGGCACCTTTTTTCCAGCCGATGAGCGTTGAGGCCACCACATCCAGTTCATCCGCAATATCCTGCAGTGAGTATCCCTGGCGACTTATATCCGAAAGCAAGCGGAACCAGTCGATTTTATGTATGTTGATTACAGGCACGCTCTCCCCCTGATAATCAAAGCCTGAGCAGGTCTTTCAGGTTTCTGACCCCGAGCTTATTTGCGCAGTTTTTCCGGTGCTGGTAAAGGGTTTTGATATCGATCCCAAGAGATGAGGAAAGATATGCTGCATCCATGCCGGAAAGATACCCCTCCAGGACAGTGATCTCTCGCAAAGTCACTCTGCTGCATTCAAATAATGGCTTATTTCTGTGGAGATAAATGTCTATAATATAAGAGATGTAACTGACAGGCATCGATGTATTGAGAATATGATTGAGAGAGCAAACCCGGCCAGTCACTGATTTTCTTTTAGGATTTAGCACCTCCCGTGAATCCATAAAAATCAGAATGTTACCATTTGTCATCTTCAAAATGCTCAATAACATACTGAACCAGCGGGGAAAGAAAACGTTATGTTCCAGACAGAGGATAGCCAGCTGATAGTTGCACTTAAAATTTTTATACTTAGCCCTGAAGTCATCATAACCTTCAACATAGCATGCGGTCAGATTTCTTTTGGAGCAGATATCATTAATCAAATGAAACAATCCGCAATGCAATAAACTTTTCCGTCCTGCAACAATAATCCTGTTTTTATATCCAGCCATACTAATACTTTCCCTCTCAAGCAAAACACTAAAAGTAAAGAGCTATGCATTTCTCCAGGGTTAGTATTACTACGCAATCAGAATACGCAATTCAATTCAGTCATTTTAAATATTGAAAATGTAACAATACTGCCTCAGCTTTACACTATGATTTTGAAGGGAAGATAAAGAATAAAACGTAATACCAGGACAAACTTTCAGAAATTAATTAACCAGTTCTCCTGGGGACTGACCTGTTGTGCTGGCATCGGGAATTTTCATGTCCACATAAATTTCATCGCGTCAGCATAATTTGTGAGTATGTTGTGTAGTGATTATCGAATTACAGGTGCGAGCCCCTCGCCGTCTGACATTCAGACCAAAAAAACATTTCTGTCTGACAGACGGATATAAGTTTCCGTAATAGCGCCAGTCTCTCCGGGCAGGCACGGTGGCCATCTGTGCCACACCGGCAGGAAAGATAATTGATGAAACGAAGCGTTCATCGGTGATGTGCCTTCCGTGCCAGATAATGACCTCAACTGTCACCCTATAAAGCAGTGCCGGAGCCAGCCCGTGACGCAGCCTGCGTGCGGGAGTGATGAGCGGTTTTTGTACCATGTCAGGCTGAGTCATAAACCTGACAGGGCAAAGATAGATAACCTGGGCATCAGTTGCCAGCCGTCCAGTCTCAACCCGGCCAGGGCCTGAAAATACTGGCAGTCAGCGTCACCAGACGGAGAAGAAATGCCGGAGGCCGTCAAAGTAAAAGCAATATTGCGAACGCCATAAAACCTGATGCGCTTAACAGATACCTGACAGAACCAACGTCCAGGACAAGCCAGCCGCCGGGCACAAGCAAAGCGATACCGCGGACAGAAAAGGATGCCGTTTATACGGGTGTGAATGAAAGAAATAACGCAGGAAAAAGCCTGCACTGCGTAATAATTGATCGCACCTGACGTAACGTGGTATGTCAGCCGGCATCTGGTGAAGCAGGTAGCTCGTGAAAATAAAAAGCCGGATTGCACAGATCACTTTCACACGCCCTTTACCAGCCACAGGCTGAACTGACGCAGCAATCCGATGAAACAAAACCGTCCTGGTCAGCGACAAAATCTGAGCCGAACGACAGTTTTGACGGGACTGTACCGTTAATCTTACCGGGGGAAAACGCGGCAGTCAGACTGCGCGCCCCACATGCGCTGCACATCTTCTACTGATTGTTCAGACGGTGCTTCCATGAAAAAAGCGATCGCATATCTTCGTTTTTCCTCGCTGCAGCAGGCAAAAGGTGACTCAGTCAGACGGCAGAAAAAACTTATTGATGAATGGCTCAGCCACAATCCTGATTATTACCTTGATCCTGTTACCTACGAGGACATGGGGCTGAGCGCCTGGCGGGGACACCACGCCGTCCGGGGGGCCTTTGCCGTATTTATGGTGGCGGTCGAGCAGGGTCTGGTCGGACACGGCACGGTATTACTGATTGAAAGCCTCGACAGGCTGTCACGCGAGAAAATCGGTGAAGCCACAGGCCGTCTGCGGGCGGTGCTGGAAGCCGGCATTGACGTCGTCACGCTCAGCGATAATGTTCGATATACCCGCGGTTCGCTGGACGATCCCTTCGCCATTATCAGGGCCATTCTGATTGCCCAGCGGGCGAATGAAGAGAGCGAAATGAAGTCCAGGCGCATGCGCGCCGCATGGGCGGAAAAGCGTAAGGCAGCTGCAGAGGGAACCATCATGACAACGAAGTGTCCCTACTGGCTTAAGGTTAATGATGCCCGGAACGGCTTTGACGTGCTGGAAGAGCGCGCAGAAGTAATCCGCTCAGTTTTCCGCATGCGCCTTGAAGGCATGTCATTTGTCAGGATCAGCTGCGCGCTGAACGCACAGGGAAAGGAGAATCTGAAGGGAAAAGTATCACAGTGGAACTCTTCATCCATTGAACGACTGGTCAGAAAAAAGGCGGTAATCGGCTATCTTGTGCCGTCACATCAGTGCACATCGACAGACGCAGAGGAAATACCCGGTTACTACCCGCCAATCGTGAGCGAAGAAGATTTCGCGCGTGCGCAGCTGATGTACCGGGAACCGGAAAGCCGCAGGGATGGTAATTTTAACCCTTACCTCATCAATATTTTCCGCGGGCTGATGCGGTGCGGCGTGTGCGGCCACGCGATCATCCTGACCGGTATTTCGGTAAAGGGTTATGGCTACTACGTATGTTCAATGCGCCGGCAGAACCGCTGTGAAGCCGTCACGATACGCCGGGACCTGACCGATCGTTATCTGATTAGTGGTCTGGTCCAGGAAGCATCAGCTACCGGCGGGCGCGTTTCAGCTGAAGATACGCTGCGACCGCTGACGGCACGCCATCTGCAACTGACCGGAAGTCTGCACAATGTCATCAGAGCAATTGAAATCGCGCCAGACGTGACTGAACTCTGCGAGCGGGCAAAGAGCTTGTCCGGGGAGATAAGAAAGCTGGAGAGTGAGATGGCCGGCGTCCGACAGATGAGGGACTGCGCTGCGGTTACTACGCTGAACCTGCAGGACATCAGCGATCGCCAGACTTGCCAGCGCACGGCACGCAGCCTCATCCGGGAGATCAGGCTGCATACAGGGGCAAAGACGTGCGATCTATTTCTTAATAACGGCATGAAGATCCACAACTACCCTCTTTACCGCCAGGTTGGCTGGTCATCCATCCTTGACGCTATGGCGTTTCTCGGAGAGGAAGAGATTTATCTTTAACTGTGACACCGGCGGCTGGGCTCACCAATACAGATTTATAAAAAGAATGCTTCCCCGACCAGACGTCAATGCTGTGGATGGTACGTCTCATCATTTACGACTTCATCCAGGTACTCGGGCCTGCCTGTTACTGCGCTATCAACCAGCTGAAATATGGTCGTTGTACGGGTTTTTTGGTTCAACGAACGTTTGTATCCAGTTTGCTTCTGATAGACCTGATCGCTGCCTCACGGGAATTTCAGCGCTTCATTCCGGAAAAACGCCATGCGCTCCCGAAATTATTCACGCATTTCTCAAGGCAGCTGCCGCTCCACTTCACCGGGGATCACCAGCTGGTTCATAGCTTATTTCCAGTCTACATCAGACGCGGCTATATCTGCGTTAACTCTGTCGCGCTCTTCCCGGGACCAGGCTGCAAGGTTATAAGACAAGATGTTTCCTCCGGACGGCAGTATCCCGCCTATGCTCAATAGCAGGAGGTGATTATGTGTGGACGATTTGCGCAATACAGCAGCAGGGATGATTATTTTGAGGCGCTTGGCGCCGGCCCGGACGAATTAACTCGGGACCCGGAGCCTGTTGGCCGGTACAACGTGGCGCCGGGCACGAAGGTCCTGTTGCTCAGTGAACGCGACGGGGATCTGGCGTTCGACCCGCTCTACTGGGGCTATGGTCCGGAGTGGTGGGATAAGGCGCCGCTCATTAACGCCCGCGGTGAAACCGCTGCGTCAGGGCGCATGTTTAAACCGCTGTGGGAACACGGCCGTGCCGTCGTGCCTGCAGACGGCTGGTTTGAGTGGCAAAAAAATGGTGCTGGAAAACAGCCCTACTTCATTTACCACCGGGAGAGGCAGCCGCTGTTTTTTGCGGCTATCGGGAAGGCGCCCTTTAATCGTGAGCACGGGCGCGAAGGCTTCGTTATCGTCACCGCAGCCAGCAATCAGGGCATGGTAGACATACATAACCGCCGTCCACTGGTGCTGACTGCAGAAGCGGTCCTGGAATGGCTGAGTAATGACACTTCGCCGGCGCGTGCAGCTGAGATCGCACTTGACAGCGTACTTCCTGAGTCCGCTTTTACCTGGCATCCGGTAACCACACAGGTGGGCAACGTTCATAACCAGGGCCCGGAGCTTGTTCAGACAGCAGACAGCAACTGATCTAACAGTCATTGCACTCGTCTGCAAATCACTCTGGAAATACTTCGCAGTTTGCATCAGCCCCCAACGCTTGCCGCAGTCACGGCTGAGGCGCACCGCAACTGCGCGAAGAACGAACAGTCTTGTCGAGGAAGCGTCATTTGACCGATGCCGGTATGGACCGCTTATGCACATTACGCTTTTTCTGCATTTTAAACAAAACCGGTCTGGCCATAGAGCACCGGGCTGTAAAACTATAACCGGAAACGACTCAGAGAATAAAAACAAGTTCGATGCGCAATAGTATTTGTTTATTTTTCGTGAGACCAGACGCCACAACTATTAATTCTGCGCTATGAGGCGCGTTTAAATAACCAAACCGCCGCTTGAGAAAAAACATTTACTCTTGAATATTCTTACAATTACAATGTGGGCTGTTATTTTAATTCCTGAAGGCTTGAGGGAGTCTTTTATAATGCCGTTGAAAAGCCCTTCTCATTCTGGCTGAGTTACCGAACCCGCAGTATCTGGAAACTTTTTCAACGGAAAGCCCTGATGTTTCCAGAAGAGACTTAGCTGAATCCAGACGAATTTTTTCAACCGCTTTGGCAATAGTTTCACCTGTTTCTTTAGTAAAAAGCCTGGTGAGTTGCCTTGAACTAAGGCAAGCAACCTCAGCTAAACTTTCAACTCGCAAGTCATGATCTAAATGCGTATGAATATAATTCAAAACAGCTTTTATTTTTGATGACTGAGGTTCTAAAAATAAAACAGGTGAAAATTGCGATTGTCCCCCTGTGCGGCGCTGCGCGACAACAAGTTCCTGAGCAACTTTTAATGAGACTGCAGTGCCAAGATTATCCTCAATTATCGCAAGCGCGAGATCGATACCGCTGGATATTCCTGCTGATGTCCAAACGCCACCATCTTTCACGAACAGAGCATCAGTGGATAGTATTACATCAGGGTATGAATCACTAAAAATATGCCTATATTTCCAGTGAGTAGTAACGGTTTTCCCATCCAGAAGACCCAACTCAGCGAGGACAAAAGCTCCCGTGCAGATACTGCCAAAACTTTTACTGGATAGGCACGCTTTCTTCAGCGCTCTACCTTCCTGGCTATCTCTTGAGATATTCCGGCCTCCCTGACCTCCTACAACCAACAGTAAATCGAAGGATTGCTCCGGGTCGAGTTTTTGAGATTCGATTGAGAACCCAGCTGTACACGTAACAGCCCCACCCCTCATGGATAAAACATGTTGTTTATAAACAATATGATGCCCCGTGAAGCTCACGAACTGAAAAGCAGCCAATGGCCCACTAAGATCTAAAAGTTGAAAATCATCAAAGATGTAAAAACCTATGTTCATAATGTCCTTTTTTGAATGATTAATGTCATTTTGGCCACCACTATAGATGGTAGGCTCATTTCAGGCCATTACAATCTTAGGGATTCATCATGTCTAATTTCTTCAAGGTATTGATTCCAATCTATAACGGCGTAACGCAGCTTGATTTCACTGGTCCTTACCAGTTCTTTTCCCGTACACCTCAGTTCGAAACAATTCTCGCATCAGTAGACGGTGAAGATGTTTATGCTGACGGCATGCATTTCACAGGGCTCAGGGATCTCATGCATGAGAAAGAATGCGACGTACTGTGTGTTCCAGGTGGAAGTGGATGTACGGATGCTATTGAGAACGATAGATATATGGAATCAATAGTAAAACTGGCTCATACAGCATCTTATATAACCTCTGTTTGTTCTGGCTCATTAATACTCGGCGCTGCCGGTTTACTCTCAGGAAAGAGAGCAGCCTGCCATTGGGCATGGCGTGATCAGCTCAGCTTGTTTGGCGCGATACCGGACGAAGGCCGAGTGGTAAAAGACGGAGATGTCATAACGGGTGGAGGAGTTACCGCAGGTATTGATTTTGCTCTGGTATTGATTGGAGAGCTTTGCGGTGAAGATGCAGCCATGCAAGTTCAGCTGGGGCTGGAATATGCTCCACATCCACCTTATGAAGCTGGACGTCCTGAGACAGCCCCAGCCTGGATTGCTGCCAAACTAAAAGAATCATCAGCCAAAAGAGTAAGCGAGCGTTTGCATATTTTAGAAAATGCTGCCAGAAAAATTAGCAAAACAATGCATTCCTGACTCTTTAATTAGTGGATATGAAGGTCTTCTATGAATCGCAGAGAATTTATTTCATCATGTTGTTGTGTGCTGTGTGCATCTGCGCCAATGTTTAAAGCAATGGGTAAGACTTCCCAAACCATACCCCTGTCCAGATTTAACGGCAAATTGCCAGCAACATTGGCAGGGGTTACTATACCCCATACACGCTTCACTGATGGGGCTACTGAGCTTGTTGCTTCATGCTCATCAGCTCCCCTTTTCAATCATGTTGTAAGAACATACTTATTCGCAGCTTCTATTGGAAAAAAACTTGGCAAAGCTTTTGATGAAGAAATGCTTTATTTAGGTTGTATAATGCACGACCTGGGGCTTACCGAAAAGTTCATCAAAGATGCCAGATTCGAACTGGATGGAGCTGATGCGGCACGGCAGTACTTAGTTGATAACAAATTTCCTGAGGAAAAAGCAGAAGTTATCTGGGATGCAATCGCTTTACATGCAACGATGGAATTGCCGGAACGAAAAAGGCCAGAGATTGCGCTTGTCCATTTAGGGGCTTTTATGGATGGGGGGATGAATGCAAATATTTTCCCCTTGTCATTCTTTGAAGAAGTATTTGAGGAACTCCCGCAAAATGGAAACAAAACGCACTTTATCGAACTCGTTGCTAATGTTTTGAGAAAAAAACCTCATACTGCCTATCTTTCATTTGAAAAAGACATTGGAGTAAAAATGGTAGAAGGATTCCCAACAATTAACTATTGCGATATTAAACCAAACTATCCTTTCAATAGATAACAAACCTTTTATTGCCTGTCATAACACAGCGTTTACGCAAGGAACAGCGGTCGTGTCGAAGGAGCGTCATTCACCTACGCCGGAATGAACCGATAACGCAGATTACGCTTAATTCTGGATTTCAACAAAAGCAGCCCGGCCACTGAGTGACGGGCTGCAAAGGTATAACCGGAAACGCCTCTCCACGTCTGCCGGCTCTGACCTGAGCATAGTGGCGCGGCTCAGCATCAGCCAGGCTGACCTTCATAAAAATTTCCCGGCGGGTCAGTCAGATGGCTTCGCTTGGGTGCCAACCCGTTTCGCTCCCTCTTGCCAGATAATTCCCCATCAATAATACTGTATATATAAACAGTAAAATAACAGGAGGAATTTTATGCGCGATTCACTCAGCACTTTCGAAGTCACACAGCAGTATGGCCGGGGCATCAGATCATGAACCCGGGCAGCTATACCGCCGGCCTGACGCTGCTCTGGCCTCCCATTTTTACGCCGAGGGTCAGGGTACCGCTTTATGCCGATCCATGCGCCGCCGGCTTCCCCTCCCCTGCACAGGACTACGTCGAGAAAGAACTCGATCTGAACGAGCTGTGCATCCGCCGGCGCGCCTCAACCTTCTTCGTGCGCGCCAGCGGCAACAGCATGCGTGACCTGGGTCTCTGCGATGGCGACGTCATGGTGGTTGACCGGGCCGAGGAAGCCGCGCACGGCGATATCGTGATTGCCGAGGTCAACGGCGAGTTTACGGTCAAGCGCCTGCAGCTGCAGCCCAGGCTCGCGCTGTTGCCCATGAATCCGGCCTACCCGGTGATCTATCCGGAGGAGCTGCAGCTGCTCGGCGTCGTGACCTGGTTCTTTAACAGCACCCGTGGCCGCCGGAGGTGATCATGCCCATGTTTGGACTTGCCGACGTCAATTCCTTTTACGCCAGCTGTGAGGCGCTGTTCCGCCCTGACCTGCGCGGCAGGCCGGTGGTCGTGCTGAGTAACAACGACGGCTGCGTCATCGCACGCAGCGCCGGTGCCAAAAAACTCGGCATAAAAATGGGCGTCCCGTGGTTTCAGATAAAGGGGCAGGATTTTGCCGAGCGGGTGCATGTGTTCAGCTCAAACTATGCGCTTTACCACAGTATGTCGCAGCGCGTGATGACCGCCCTGGAGGAGATCACCCCCCGCGTCGAGCAGTATTCCATTGACGAAATGTTCCTGGAGCTGACCGGCATCGATCGCTGTGAGGATTTTGAGCATTTTGGCCGGCGCCTCCGTGCGTATGTGCTGGCCACGACCGGCCTGACTATCGGCGTGGGCATGGGACCAACAAAGACCCTGGCAAAATCGGCGCAGTGGGCCAGCAAGGAGTGGCCGCAGTTCCGCGGTGTGCTGGCGCTGACGCCGGGCAACCCGAAGCGCACCGCAACGCTGCTGGAAAACCAGCCCGTTGAAGAGATATGGGGCGTTGGCCGGCGCATCGGCAAAAGACTCAACCTGATGGGCATCGAAAATGCCCTGCAGCTGGCGCGCGCGCACCCTGCCCTCATCCGAAAGAACTTCAGCGTGGTGCTCGAGCGCACCGTTCGCGAGCTCAACGGTGAATCGTGCATTCCCCTAGAGGAGTTTGCACCGGCCAAACAGCAGATTGTCTGCAGCCGCTCCTTTGGCGAACGCATTACTTCAAAGGTAGCCATGCAGCAGGCGCTGTGCCTGTATGCGACAAGAGCGGCTGAAAAGCTCAGAGGCGAACGGCAGTTCTGCCGGCGCATCAGTGTGTTTATCCGCACTTCACCGCATGCAGTCAATGAGGTGTTTTACGGGAACAGCGCCGGGGAAAAGCTCAACCTGCCCACGCAGGATACTCGTGACATCATTGACGTGGCCATGCGATCGCTCGATCGCATCTGGCTTGAAAGGCGGCGCTATATGAAGGCTGGCATCATGCTCGATGATTTCACACCGGACGGCGTAAGTCAGCTGAACCTGTTTGATGGAGATAAGCCGCGGGCAAACAGCGCGCAGCTGATGAAGGTGCTGGACGGCATCAACCAGTCCGGGCTGGGACATATGTGGTTTGCGGGACAGGGGATTAATACTGAATGGAAAATGAAGCGGGAATTGCTCAGCCCCGCATGGACCACGCGCTGGTCAGACATTCCTGTAGCGCGCGTATTTTAACCAGACAGAATATGCAAAACCGATGTCTCATGGTTTAACTTTTTATTTCACACAGACCACATTCAGAGGCGGCTCAGATTGCTGTGGCAGCGAAGCGACTTTCGGGTAAGCCTGAGAATACGGCGGATTTCGCTCTCAGTAGCGCGCCATCATGCTTTGATGGCGCAGTCAGACCCACGCTGGCACTGCTGCAGTAAAGCGTTGTGAAGGCCTCACCCGCAATGACCGGACAGGTGCTCTGAACGGAGGGAGAAGGCAGGATACAGTCTGTGGTTCCGTCCGGGCGGTAACGCACCAGACGACTCCCTCCCCATTCTGCATTCCAGAGATACCCTTCGGCATCCACACAGGAGCCATCAGGAGCACCTTTCCCTTCAGTTTCGGTGAACACTCGCGGATTTTTCAGAGAGGGATAATCGCAGCAGAAAATCCGCCCCTGCATTGAGTCGCAATAGTACATTATCCCGCCATCCGGGCTGAAGCAGATGCTGTTCGGGATGGCAACCTCAGGCAGGGAAAGCGTCTCAACAGTGAGTGTCACTGCGTTGAGCCTGTGAAACTTACCAATAACTTTCGCTGGATAGCCGTCATCCATCGTTCCAAAGACAAAGTTACCGGCTCTGTCACAACGTCCATCCCCTGTACGGGTCCCCTCCTCACCCGGCGAATCTGCTACCGGGGTAAACTCACCGGTATCAAGGTCACAGAAGGCCAGTCGTGAAGCTAGCGCCATTAGCAGGACGTTCGCTTTCTCCGTCAGTGCAAACGAGCCGAGACGTTCAGGCAGTGACCATCGCATCACGATGCCGGTATCTTCTTCCAGAGCGAGTAGCTCACTGCTTTCAATGTCAGTCCAGTAAAGCCTGCGTGTTCTTTCGCACCAGAGCGGGCACTCTCCCAGCACATTTTTAACATCTGCTGCTACTGCAAGCATGTTTTTCTCCCGTTATAAGTACGCATTGCGCCTGTATAAAAGCTGCGTGAGTCTGCACCTGAGCAGACGCACGTAATGATCCGTTCGCTCGGTTAATGCAGAAAACGCTCAGAGAGTCTGTCACCGAAAAGCATGACGGCGAGTCCGGTCAGCATGACCAGCATTCCAGCCAGCTTAAGTAAAGTAACCGGCCGCCTGATCGCGCCCAGCAGACCAAAATGGTCGATCATCTGCGATGAGAGCAACTGCCCGACAATGGCCAGTCCGAGCAGGGCTGAAAAACCAATTTTCGGTGCAAGTACCACGTAGCTGAACAGCGCGCAGGCACCTATCAGTCCGCCTGCCAGACTCCACACAGGCTGAGAAGGAATAGCGGCAAGTGAGGTAAATAATCCCCCGCGCAGCAGCGAGTAAATTCCGAGGCTGAATGCCCCGGCAGAAAAGGAAAACAACGCGGCAGTGACCGAGTCGCCTCCGAGTCCTTTTGCAAGCTGGCTGTTCAGGGTTGTCTGCAGGGTAATGCCCAGGCCCGCTGCAAAAGCTATTACGTAATAAATCGCGCTCATGCTTTTGGTCTCTGTCAGTTAGCCTGCACCAGTGGCATAAAGTTTTCCGCAAATATGTCAGGCTTGTATCCTGCTGCCGCAAAAAGATGTTCACGTGATTCATCAATGGCTGCGCGCAGGCGCTCGCTGTCCACACCCAGCACTTTGCCGTTCTGCTTGACGATACGTCCACCGATCATGACTGTATCGATATTACTGCGCTCGGTTGCATGCACCACCGTACCAAACGCATTGCCATTCGGGTAAAGGTTGAGATCTGTCGCGCTAATCAGTACCAGATCAGCCTGTTTACCAGGCGTCAGGCTGCCCACCTTATCCTGCAGTCCTGCACAGAAAGCCCCATCCACGGTTGCCGATTTAAGAAGCTGTGCTGCCGTAAGCGTAGTCAGCGTACGGTCTGAATCACAGCAGTGCTGCCTGTACATACCCATCACACGCTGCAGATAAAACGCCACGCGCATTTCCATAAACATGTCGGTACTGTAGGACGTTTCATTATCCACGCTCAGCCCGGGATTGATGCCGTGACGCTGTGCGGCCTCAATAGCAAACATTCCGTTTTCGATGCCATAATGCGAGTCAGAGCGCGGGCAGACGTTCACCCGTACACCGGCTTCCCGCAGAATTTCCCATCCCTCGTCAGGCAGTGCCGTGCAGTGATTAAAAATATTGTCCGAGCCAAGCAGGCCTTTCTGGTGCAGTGACTCAAGTTCAGAGGCCATCTCAGCACCGAAAAATTCAGTGACAATAGGCAGTCCGAGCCTGCGTGCTTCAGCCCACAGCTCTGGCTCCAGCTGAGCCATAACGCCCAGGGAAACGAGACTTTCCGGGTTATCTTTAAAATATTTTTCCTGCAGGCGCTGCCAGTTACCCGGCCAGTGCGCTTTATCCCATTCGCCAGCTACCGGTGCGCCGGAAGCATGGATGGCGCGAATGCCCGAATCAAGGAGTGCCTCAACGGCGGCGTCAGAATGCGCAGCGCTGCGGCTGTTGTGGGAATTATCAATGATTGTCGTGATGCCAGCGTCGATAGCGCCCAGTGCCGTCAGGAGGTTACCCACATAGATGTCAGAAGGTCGATAGTATTTGGCAAAAGAGAAGTGAGTGGCGTTGCTATAGTCGTCCAGACAGGTAGCGTTGGGGTTGATGCGGCGCAGCTGCCCCTCCCATGCGTGACGATGGGAATCCACCATACCCGGCATGGCAATCATATTCGTGGCATCAATGACGTACGCGCCGTGCGCATCCAGATTCTGCCCCACAGCGGTAATGGTTGATCCGCTGATGAGAATATCACCGCGTTCATGGTTACCAACACTCTCATCCATGCTGAGTATAGTTGCATTGCGGATTAGCGTCAGAGGCGGATTTACGTACTCATTGTTAACAATATTTCTGGTGTAATCGGTCATTTTTACAGCCTTATTACGAATCAACAGTCAAACCATACGCCAGGTTATTAAGCTTAAAAAGCCGCATAACGCGTTTTCATAATTCACTATTTACGAATAATAAGGTTAAATATTCAGACGCAACGAAGCGAAAGGAGCAGGAAGATGGATCGTATCCAGGCTATGCAGATTTTTACACGGGTAGCTGAAGCCGGAAGCTTTGTCAGGGCAGCGGAGACACTTTCACTCCCCTCATCTACCGTTACGAGCACCATTAAAAATCTTGAAAAGTACCTGCAGGTCAGACTGCTTAACCGAACGACGCGGCGGGTCAGCCTCACCCCTGAAGGGCTGCGGTATCTCGAAAAGTGCCGGGAAATACTCTCCTTAATCGAACATACAGAGTCAAGCCTGGCGGATTCAGGCAGGCGTCCTAAGGGACCTTTACGCATTGATATGCCCGGTGGGATCGCCCATTTCATCGTTATGCCACATCTGAAAGACTTCAACCGGCGCTATCCTGATATTTACCTGATGCTGGGCGTGAGTGACCGGCAGGTCGATCTGGTTCAGGAGGGCGTGGATTGTGTGATCAGGACAGGTGAGTTGCTTAACTCCACACTTGTTGCCCGTCCACTGGGGAGGTTTCGCTGGATCACCTGTGCCTCTCCGGACTATCTGCGGGAGTACGGGATCCCCCAGTCTCCTGCAGATTTGCCACATCATCGGGCTATACACTATTTTTCTGGACAGACACGGCGTACCAGCGAGTTACACTTTGTCCAGGGAACGGAAACGCTATCGGTACCGGTCAGCGGTCAGGCGGCCGTTAATGAGACGGGGCTTTATATAAAGATGTGTCTGGAGGGTTTCGGTCTGGCTCAGCTTGCCGAGAGCGTTGTTTCAGAACACCTGAAGAAGGGAACACTGGTTGAAGTGCTCGCAGACTGGCAGCCGTCATCAGTCCCGGTCAACTTACTTTATCCCCATCAGAAATTCCTCTCCCCTGCCGTGAGCGCATTTGCAGACTGGATAAATGAAATTATGTGACACCTCAGTATCCGCTGTATCGACCCTCAAAAACTTTTCTAATTTGTAGAGATTATCCATTCCACTTAAATCACAGTATGTCGCAGCGCGTAATGACTGCTCTGGAGGAGATCACGCCCCGCGTTGAGCAGAATTCCATTGACGAAATGTTCCTGGACCTGACCGGCATTGATGGCAGCGAGGACGTTGAGCATTTCTGCCGGCGCCTGCACTGGCCAGACTGACACCCAAAAGTTTCCAAATCAGCAGGTGAATCTGTAAAGCTCCCCTACCCGCCCTGAACCCTTCAGGTATCGCATAATCCATGTCAGCCACCAGTTTGCAGTCTCGTCGTTCTCTGGTACGCTTTGAGGGAGGCTATTTGCGTCCGTCTTCAATGAACCGTACCAACTTCATTTCACACTGCGCTAGCATGCTTAAAGGTGTTGTGCCTGTCCGCTTTGTGTTAGTAGCGGACGTTGCTGATATAAATTGAAGGAGGGTTGCCCCACCTTCGGTAACAAATTAGTGTATTTTAGTCTTTTAAAATAAACACTAACACTTACTCTAAATGTTTTACTTTAGTAATTGAACCAAGCGGATGAAAGTCTGGTAAATATGTTTTAATTTGCCCATCAGCTAATAAATAATGATTTGCGGCATCTTGAAATACATCCCTAGATAGAGGATGTAAAGCGTTAGGGTTATGGTAAACCTCTAGACCTTCACTCCATTGCTCATGGTAGGAAGGAGAGCCGACTTCCAGGCTAAATGATAAAGGTCTTATTGCATTGACATCATTATTAATTCTAAGTCCCGTCCTAATCATCTCTGAACCTTCAGGTGCGAATTCATTTAGAAGTCCCATGCGATTGAACTTTCCAAATGATGCATCATTAGAGAAAATTACAGCGCTAATATTTTCCGCTTCTGGAAGATTAAAAAAACCTGAAGGGATTACTTTCCCCCCCCAACTATGCTCTTCGATCTTAACAGGAACTATTGTCACACTCCCACTATCGTCTACTTTGGCCTCATGTCTGTACCCATAAAGATAATATGGTAATGACGCCCTGGAATCCTTACCGGAAGCAGGACTGAGACAGTCTGTGATAGCAAAAACTAAAGGCTTATCTTTACAAACTGGCTTTTCCCAATACTTTTTTTTGAGTTTTGAAAAAAGAGCACTTCCGTATTTTATAGGATAATAGTTATTCTTTATATCTTCCAAATCTTTTAAGTTGTAATGTTGTGGCAACTCTTCATCTTTACCCTCTATTATTGAAGGGTTGACAGTTGTAGCTTCTATGCAAAACTCACCATGAAAGCTGTCACAAATAAAGTCAGGAATAGCTTCTTTCTGATTGAATGTTATATCATTCTCAGTCAATAAAGCGAATAGATACAGCTCCCATATTCGTTGATTAAAACCTGTTGTCTGAAATTGCTCTACAAAATTACCATCTGCATCTTCATACCAACGCATCATGGGTTCAATAATATTCTTTGCAGAAGCAAATAAAGAATTAGATACCAACTCATTGAAAAGAGGAGATAGTTTGTTTTTTGTTTTTATTAGTGGGGTAAAAAAATCAACCGGGGCCTTATGAGTCCCCCCTTGCAATCTTTCCTTATCAAGATTTTCATGTATTTCTAGTATTTTGGTCAACAAGGCGGATTCAGAAAGAGAAAAATTTTCATTCCATTCGGAATTAGCAATAAAACGGTATCGTTCGGATTCATCACGAGCCATTAATATTCCGAAAAAATCTTTATCGATGTAATCTTGTATGATGCATGAAACAATACTTTTGTCTTCAGTTTCATACCAAGCGATTTCCCTACCAAAGGTTTTCGCCCGGGGGTCCCTCGCATACGCCGCGAGAGAATCAAACCTGGAATGCTTTATTTTTCTAATATTCATTTTAGATTCATGATTTTTAGGGAAAAAGTAATACTACTATTTATTAAGAAAGATACAAGCGCTGTTTTGCATCATGGATTATTTTGACAAAAATATGGGTATGTGACTTATTCTTCTTGAATTACTGTGGATAATCTAGACACTTTTGTAGTGCTACCACGAATCATTCGTTAAGAAGGTTAGATGTCTCTTTCTCGCTCACAGTGGAACTAACAATCTTTTTTTCATAGCGCTGTGTGCCAATAGCGGACATCAGTCTGTTGTCAGCCCGCTTTGTGCCAGAAGCGGACTTTCAACGCTGCAAATCATAAGCAGACAGAAGTTGCACTGTGAGTCACGAGCGGTACAGCTTTTGGCTGTCCGTATGTATTTTGTGCTCGACCCCGTAGCTCATGTTCCTCGTCGCCCATTACTTTCACACGTCACGCCTTCTAAAATATTCATTTAGCCGATGGTAACGACCATCTTGCCCAAGCTGTGTAGCAGCTTGCACGATTTGACTCAAGCACTGGCCCAATTCCCGGGGCACCCACTGTTGGTCGGAAATTATGACATTAAGCAGGCCTAGCGCATCCGCTGGATATCGGCTACATAAACCTGATTCGTGTAAAAGGCGAACGACGTAATGCGGATGTGCGATCGGTTGTAGCCAGTCCTGCACCTCAATTAAAGCCGCCGGAAATTCATCTCGGGCTGCAATAACCATACGAGTTAAAGACTCGGAGATACGTAGAGTGGCTAGGTCGCGAGATTTTGGCCAGATCTGTTGCCAGAATGGCTGAACACGGTTTTTCCAATAATCCTTACTCTGATCAGCCGCACCTTCAAGCGCCTGGTAAAGCGCTTGTGCGCATACCTCTAGACCTTCTCGTGGAAGTGCGCCAATTGCCGATCGTAATTCCTCCACGGTGTATCCCTCAGTCAAGCTCAATGCTGCGTAAGTTAGGAAGGTCGCGAATTGCTGGCGGTGATCGCTAAGATCAGCATAGTGATTTGCACTCTCCAGAAATTGCGACTTAAAGGCTGTAAGCAACGGCTGGTATAAGCGTGGAGACCAAAGAAATCCTTCCCACACGGCTTTTGCTTCGACAGGATTGTTCCAACCAAACAAGGGCAACAGATGTTGTTCGGTCCAAGGGCGGTCCACACGGAAAAATGTGATAAGCCGCGAACCTAAAAGTACCCGGCCATGACGAAATCGAGCTATCTGCGCATCGCACAGTGTGGTGAACATGGGCTTCAATTCAGCAGGAAGCAGATCATTATCATTGGGATTCTGCTTGAACCACAGAGTAATCAAGGCTTGCGTGACATGCCCGATTGGATGGTTAATCGCCGAAGTGACAGAGTTCTCGGTGTCGATTACGTTAGACCCTGAACCGGTTTCAAGCGCTAGGATGCGGCGGCAAAGGTTCAACAGGATATCCGAATGGCAGCTGATGGACTTGGAGACCACCTTCATCCACCAAGTTACAGCGTGGTCAATCTCCTGAAGGACAGTATTTGGCATAGTATGCACCAGCGGTGCGGCGTACTGCCAAGAACGCAACACCATATTTTCTTCGGCCCAAGTCTGTAGAGCTTCACGCCACCGGCCCGCGGGCCACATACCATCTTGTGATAGCTTACGTAAAGCGGACAGACTGTGAAAAAAGCGCGTGCGACAAACGTCACACCACGTGTCCTCATAGAAAGGCCCCTGTTTTGGCATCGGCTTTGCGAGCCATTGCACCAGTTCCTGTCGTGTTCGGGGGGCAATGTCGACATCTCGGCTGTCTTCGAAGTCTGGATCACCGGTACCGCTCATCCAGTGAGAGAACTCGTCACGTTCGTTGGTTGCCAACTGCCATTGTGGATGGGCAGTGGATAATTCCGCCAAGCGTGCCGCCGCAGACGCGCCTAAGACGAGGCCCGATTTGCTTAGCTTTGCCAGATGCAGCCAGATGGAACGTGCTACTAACTCTTGCCAATATTCTGCTTCTAAGTCATCTCTGTACATCTCGCGCGGAGGTCCTACCAAGATGGATGCTTCCAGGTGGTCTTGTGCAGTTCCTGTCAAATGCTGGCCCTGCAAAACAAACAACCTGAATACCTCACGTCTAGTATGTATAGACCACAGCCACCACGCGCCTTCCGCCAGTAACCATTTTACCCACTGTTCGGGCCGTATGCAGTCGTTTTGGCTTGCAGCAAACAGTGCCAGACGTTTAAACGTGGGATATGGGAACTCAAACCAATTCAGAGCAATGCGCATAGCAAGAGCGCTGTCATTCGAGAGAACTTTTAGCCATGCATCGCGCACCAATTCAATCAAGGTCACCCAGTCATGGAAACCTCGGTTCTGCCAGTGCTGAGTGATTGACGGCAAATCCCAGTGCGAGTGATCGCTATGGTCGTCGGCCTCGCCCAATTCACGTAACAGGTCAAGTGCATCACGCAACAACAGCTGGAAATCTTCCAACAGGTACGGCAAAGCTGATATCCAATGCTCGTCGGCAAGATCGCTTAGGGTTGAATGCACGTGGTCGGCGGCCAGCACCAACTCCCAATCAACCAATTGATTGATTCGCGAGAGCTCTTTGGTGCTGCTAGAATCGTCGTCTCTCCAGCGAAACGGCTTTTTCAACATCACCTTGGGAGCAAGTAACTCGCGTAACTTTAGACGCAATGTAGTGGTCAAGCCCTCGCGCTGCAGGCGGCTTTGCCAGCGATATAGATCGGGAGCATGCCATGGCGATTTCACTCGGCCACTAAGCAGAAGCCGCCACAATGTGGACATCAGGGGACCGGGAATAGCCTTGGGAGCATGTAGGAGAATTTCGTCACGCTCTGAGGTCTTGTGATCCCGCTCTAGCGCTGCGAAGCGATCCATTTTATGCTCGATCAACAACGACCAACGATCATGTAGCTGTCCACCGCGTTCTGCAATCCAGATGATTAGCCTCGGATCGTCCAAATAACGAGCCAGCCAGCACGCTATATGGAACATCACATCATCCCATTGGCTATCGCTAACGCCTCCAGATGCCAGCAGGATCTGCGGCGCGCGGTCATAAGGCGCAGGCCGACGAATCAGGCTGAATCGAAGTTTGGTATCGTTCTCTACATGTGGAGGCACATGGAAGCGAGGTAGATCACTATGCTGGAAGCGTTCGTCTGAGAATGCTTCCAGAAGCCAGTCCAGCGGCGGAGCAGGATTGAGATCCGCAAAACGTTTTGCGGGTAACCCCGATTTATCTGACAAGGCCCATAGCATCCGGCCTACGAAATCGTCCTGCCGTGTGCTGTCCTGCGGATGGGCCAGAGCATGTTTAACGACAATAGCTTCTTTACCCTGCACACCGTCGCGATAAGTATCTGCCCAAGCGTGCAACGTTTGATGCAGTGCTGAATGGTCGTAGGTGCCCGCCGGCACGGTGTAAAGAATGGGAGTGACGCCCTTGGCCTCCCACTCAATTGTTTTTCGGTGCTCATGCCCCGGCTCGCAATCACCCAGTGACCATGCTTGCGGTGTTACTTCACCAAGCATTCGATCGGCGGCCAAGGCATCCATCATGTAACGCAGTACCGGGTCGTTGATGCTGTAACCCACGAAGCAGACCATATAGTTGCGGAACAACTCGCTCACGAAGCGGGCTGCCCAGCGCTCCGTAAGGTAGGCCAAGCCAAAGTCACCGCTAGTAACCACCATACGATTGAGGGCGGTATCGTCCGCCTTTTCCGGCAGCAGGCCATGCAGGTAGACCAGTCCGTCCCAGCGGCTGTTTTTCGGAATCGGCAGCATCGGTGCTGAATAGGTTTGAAATGCTTGGCCCGTGCGTTTAGCTGCCACATGAAAGAGGCGATCAAAGTTGGTAGTGACTAGCCGAACAGCTCCCTCGCGGCTTCGCGCTAGGCGCAACAGCGCCGCCTGGGTATCTATAGCACCTTTGCGACGAAGCTTTGGCTTCAGGGCTTTTGCCAGTGCGCGGCGAACGGCCGTACGCTGACCGGGTAAGCGCCGTTCAAGCAGGTCCAACGTGGCATCGAACTGCCCACGAACAAAGGCCTCACGCTCAATTTCGGAAAGTGTTCTGCCGGTCAGCCGGTAGATCTGTTCCACCAAACCCTTAAAACCTGGCAAATCGGCAGGATAGGAAATTCCTGCTCCGCAGAAGAAGACCACGCGGCCTTCCTCGTGCGCTTGCAAAAGTGCATCCGGAATATCAGGGCCATGGGTAATGAATTGCATTCCTTTTCTTCCTATCCAATGTACATGTTCATTCGAGCGAATGGGGAGCAATGTGTCAAACTGCTTACTAAACCGACCGTGTAAGGGCGGTTTCCCTGCAAGCAGCAAATCTACCTTGTAAGGTCACGAAGTCCAGCGTCTGTAATTCGCTCAAAGCGGACGGTTTACCATCAAAGCAGTCGCCTTCTTCAACAAGAGGTTAGGTCCCGCCCTTACCCACTTCTGAACCCCTCAGGTATTTCATAATTCATCTCAGATACCAGCGTGTAGTCTCTTCGTTCTCTGGAACGCTTTAAGGAAAGGTGTTTACGCCCTTTTTCAATATAGCGTGCCAGTTTCAATTCCCACTGGCTCTGATAGTACGCCACGTTTTCTGCTTTCCAGTAATTCACGAAATCAGCCAGCTGCAGCCTGTCAGGTGCAGCTGAAATCTTGATACCTATACTATTGGCGGTGTCACTAAACGTTGCTGAAGGCTCCCACCCGTCAAACATAACAAACTTATTCTCTGGTAATTCTGGAGTAGTGGCAGAGCGGTAGACCAGGTCTGGGGGCAGTTGTTGTTGTACGTAACGCAGCGTTACGCCAGCGGCGTTGCGTTGCACCGGGGCTGATGCGTTACGCTCCGTTACGGTGGCGTTATGCTTGGGCGTAACGCTTTGCGTAACGTAACGCGTTACGTCATCATCATGGCCGATCTGCTGACTCGGATGGGTCAATGCGTCTGCATCAGCGCCCTGTACTGCCCTCAATCCCTGTGCCACAACGGCTTGCGGCTTTTCAGAGACCGAGTTATCCACAGAACGACTAGGAAATTCACGCGCGCGATATGTGTTGTTTTGGTTTTTATGTGTTGTTTTAGATCTTAAATAATTAAAACACGCGTAACGCGTTACGCCCGGCGTTACGTCACGCGTTACGGGCTGCGTTACGTTTGTAGCGTAACGCGTTATGCTGGGCGTTACGCTCTGCGTAACGTTTTTCTGCGCACGTTTTCTCTGTCTGTAACGCCGCTGCCGTTCGGCTGCTGAAGACTTTTTTGAACCAGATACCACGCTCTCATCGTTATTCGTCATCAGGATGACACAGTGCTCTTCCGCATCGTATACAGCCCACCCGACTGCGGCCATCGCCTCCCCGAAACCGGAAAACTCAGCCAGTACATCCAGGTAACTGAGATCGACATTACGGAACACGCCATCACTGGTGTGCTCACTGGCGGCATTCCAGATAAGCAGTAATGCCATAACAGTAACGCAACGCGTAACGTTACGCGTCAGCAGTTCGCCACGTTGCCCACCAACTGACACATCAAACCCTGCGCTTCCCTCCGCCGGGCTTTCCAGCAGCGCAGCGATTTCATTTACTTTGGGATGCGTTTTCAGAGAAGCGCTCATTTTAATCCAGTTGCCGGCCATATAAACCCTTACTAATCCTTACATATTGTTTTTTCTGTAAAATATTTTCAGGTTGAAGTAAAGTGACTAGGGGCGCTGTCTCCTATTTGGTTTGAAGAACACACAAGCTGATCCATACTTGTATAAAGACCATGATCACGCAGAATATTTACTAGTTTCCGGCAGGTGTTAATCGTCATTTGGCGCCGGCCAGACTCCCAATGAGAGATAGCACCGCAGTACAGTCAGCTAATAGAGCCAGCTCCCTTTGGGTTAAGCCTGCAGATTTTCTGTACGATTTTAAATTGTTCATAAGAGCCCCTATTACAATGTATACATTATGTATCCTAGAAGAGTGCAAATGTCTACAAAATGTACACTCCGTGGGTTGTGATTTTATAAGGCAAACATCCTAATGAAATGGAACGAAGTCGCTAAGGTCAGAATGAAGGATCTTGGAATGACTCAAGAAAAATTATCAGAACATTTAGGTATCACACCAGGAGCAGTCAGCCATTGGCTCAATGCCCGCCGATCCCCTGAGCTAGAGGTGATAGCAAGAATTCTTCATATTCTCGATATAGATGAATTTAAAGTTGATAAAAATGGTTCAATCTTCACCTCAGCAGACTTTAAAAACTCATCTTGCACGACCAAGACGATCAACTGTTATCCCCTGTTATCTAAGGAATTAATCATTAATTATGTTGATGACTTAGGTTCAAATGAAGCAGATAATTTTGCAAATGAGTGGATAGAGTCAGGCGCGGTCATTCTTGGTAAAGGTTTTTGGTACAAAGTTGAAGGTGATGCAATGCTATCCCCAACCGGTTTTAGTGTCCCTTCAGGTTCTTTGGTTCTTTTTGACATGGGTAGAGTTCCTCAAGAAGGGGATCTGATTCTTGTCATGTCTAAAAACAACAGCGAGCTCAGTTTTAAGAAAATTCAATCTGATGGCCATAGGCGTTTACTTGTTCCAATGAACCCAAGATGGCCAGTAGATGTAATCACAGATGAGCATAGAATTTTGGCAGTCGCAGTAGAATCAAAACTAAAACTTAAGTGAAGCAGCACAAAATACCATTTTACTCTCACTAGCTACTGATTAAGAGAGCAATCTCTTTCATCATTCACCCTTATTCTTTAAAGTCAACAAGTAAACACACCTCAGGTATATATACAATTTGTATTGATACAGCCAAATACAATATGTATCCTAACTTCATTCTGAACGGCACAGCATACTGTCGGGCGGGGGGAGTGCAGGAGCACGAGATCCCGAAGTGGCAAAACCCACCATCCTCTCAGCAAACGAGATGGCACTAAACAGCGCCATTTCCTTTGTTGATGGAGGTTCTAATGAAAAAGCACAATGTAACGTGTCCGGTTTGCGGTCTGAGATTTGACCCCCGGGCACCTCTGGTGCACATAAACAGATATCATCAGTCAGCAACGCGCAGTGAGTTAGTCCTGATCCGCGATGCGCGTCGTTGTTGCTTCGGCAAGAGCAAACCTCACAAAAATAAATCTCCCCTGCTCACTCTGTCCCATCACTGAAGTACATGAATCCTTTTCGCATCTTAAAACGAGGTGTCTACGCGAAAGGATTTCTAAATTTATTCAGAACTCTGAATCTAAACCCCCCTATAACATTACTGTCAGGCCTGACCTGACACCGGGGAATGAAGAAAGTAGTGGCACCCTGACCCAAAACTAAAAGTCGTTATCACCAAACGCAGAGCCTGCAACCTTTCCCGCCCCGTGCGGGATTTTTTTCGGCGTTATGCTGAAAAGCAGTGTCTCTGCGGCTCCATACCCCCTTTTCCACTCGGCCTGAAGGGCAACTTCACCTGAGGAGTAAACATGTTATATCGCGAAGCAGCAGTGCGTATAAGTCAGACCGTCATGATGTTAGCCCGGGAACTTGAAGAGTCGACTGGCCAGATGGTTCATTATCAAAAGGAAGGGAAAGTCACTGAAAAACAGGCAGGCACCCACATACATAAAGTCAATGTCATCCTTGAAGTCTTGTACACCGAACTTCTTGATCCTATCATTGCTGAATACCCTGATTTAGGCTCCAGATGCAGTAGCTGTGAGCGCTGTGAAGGAGGTTCGGAAAATAATTCTGAGAAGTTTCATAACAGCTAGACTGGCTGGCCAGCATATTCACATGACCGGCTTATGTTGGTTTTCTGTTTATCTTTTCCTGAGCTAAACCAGACTCAACCCGCTTCGGCGGGTTTTTTTATTCCTTTTTATCCGGAGTACATCATGCCCAAAAACAGATCCACGGAAGCTCTTACACCCAAGGAGATGCAGCGGCTTGCATTGATCCATATACACGCCTATCTGAGTGCCAGCCAGTGTAAGTCCCGGACTGACGTGCTTGAGGCGCTGACGCAATGGCAAAACGTGGGGGCTGATTTGGCGGACTTCGTTCGTCATACCCGCATCATCATTATTCATTGAAACGAACATGTCCTGCGGGACAGGTGACCATCACCTGCTTGCAGGGCATTTATCTCTTCAGGAGGTTCATTATGAAAAACCGGGAAGCAGCAGAGCATATCACTGACACTTTGCTGGCACTGGCAAAACTTGTCACAACCTCAGTGACGAAAATCGATGGTATGAACAGCGAAGGTAAAGTCAGTTCAGATGAGGCCGCGCTCTATCGTCAAAGCGTCATGGGTCCGCTGGATGAAATGCTCACGGCAAATCTTTCGGGCATCTTTGAACAGTATCCTGAGCTGCGCCACAAATGCCCCTGCTGCGCACACCCGTCTGAAGATGGGGTAGATGACTGAACGCAACTCATTTTATCTGACACGACCGCCCGATGAGGCGGTTTTTTGCCAGCAGGAGGCATCGTATGCGGTACCACACGCAAACTGACCGGTTCATTTTCATCCTTATTTCATTAAGACGGCCGAAGCATTTCAGTGAAGGATTTCATTGGGCTTTCGCGCAGCAGCTGGCCGCAGTCTGCGCGCTGATATGAGGTGAGACTGATGTCAAAACCTCACGCGCCTGAACGGATAAGACAGCGAGCTGAACGACTAAAAGAACAGTGGCGTAACGGGCAAATTCATGCGAGACGAACCTATCGCGGGCAGTATCTCACATTGCGTGTAACCCCTCAGTGGCGGCTGTTATCCAGAGACAAGGGTCAGAGCTGGGAATTACTCAGCCATGCAGATTATGACAATCAGATATAGCCCGGCGGTTGAAGCCGCATTGCTGTGCTGTGAAAGACAGAGGCGATACGCCGAAAATGATGAAGAGCAACAGCATCCTCATGACGTCCATCACTGGAAATGCTTGTATGCGGGATTGTTGTTCAGACCTGCACAGCCAGTACCTGAATGATACCCGGTGCGGATCAGTGGCCTGATAATTGATGTCGATATCAGTTAGTTTTCACTTACAGGAGATTCAGAAATGAAAATTCAGTACATCGCGACGCCGTCAGAGGCGACGCTACATATCCGAACCAGTGTTTTTCGTGCATTTCTCCATGATCGTGTGGTCAGGGCTGCAGTCACTGTCGCGCCGGATGCCCGGGTTACTCACACCGGCACGTTTGTTATTCATACGCGTATAGCTGGTGACCCGGCTGAAATCCTTAAAGCGACCCGCGCGGCCCGCCTCGAAGAAGAAGAGTAAATGCAGGGATTCATACTTCAACAGGCTTACTGATTACAGCATTTTCCCGTCCCCCACCCTTGTGATATTGCCGGACTTACCTGAATCAAAATCACCTAACTGACTGTTCAAAGGACATTACTCATGATGCAAAAACACATCAGGGGCGATGCGGCTTTTGCTCGCCCTTTTCATGCCATCCGCGACATTGAGTTTGCACCGGAAAATATCGTAACCGGCGCCAGCTTTACTGCTTCTTCTGTGCCAGGGCTCCCGCCTCAGCCGCCGCTGCCGTTGTTACAGGTTGCACTGGATCGCTTTATTGAAATCCTGCTTCAGGAGGGTAAACCATGATGCCTTTTATCCAGCTTGAACGTCACAAGGACATGCTTGATGCGGCCGAACAGGTGGCGATAGAAAAAGAGCAGTGGATTGATGACGAGGCTGAACGCCTGCTGTCCTGCTTCCCGGATCACCTCTATTTATTCCGTGCCTGGAATGTTCATCCTGAAGTCAAAAAATGCTGTGCCAGCAGTGGCGCAGAGGAAGCCTACAGGGATTTTATAATCGGGCTGGCCTATCTGCAGGCTGAACAAAACTACGATCTGCAGGTCGTGCTGGGCTGGGAGGAACCTGCGTCATGAAGCCAGACATCTATTATGACCTCAGTCATGAAGCCTACCATACAGGTCCTGGCGTCTGTAAGTCCCAGCTGGATGACATTGCACTCAATCCGGCAGTTTATCTCTGGCGTAAATATGCCCCCGTCGATGAAGCGAAGACGGCCGCACTGGAGATGGGAAGTGCCCTTCACTGCCTGCTTCTGGAGCCGGACAGGTTCGAAAGCAGATATGTTGTGGCACCAAATTTTAACAGGCGCACCACGGAAGGAAAAATCAGCGAACAGGCTTATCTCCGTGACTGTGCGGGACTCGGCCTAATCGTACTGGACGCAGAGCAAAGCCGTAAGCTGCAGCTGATGCGTGAGAGCGTCTTCGCTCATCCCGCTGCACGCTGGCTGCTGGAAGCCGACGGGCACTGTGAAGCCTCGATTTACTGGAATGATGACGAGACCGGTGAGCTTTGTCGCATCCGGCCCGATAAATTCCTGACCGGGCAGCCGGTTATTGCGGATGTAAAAAAAGTAGCGGACATGGCGCGGTTCGCGCGCCATGTCGAAGAATTCCGCTACCACGTTCAGGACGCTTACTACCGCGAAGGCTTCAGTGCGCACTTTGGGGAATATCCGCAATTTGTGTTTATCGCGGTCAGCGAAAACATCGACTGCGGTCGGTACCCGGTGCGTGCTTTCCAGCTGCAAGCCGGAGATGTCGAGACTGGCCACCAGCTCTTTCGCCGGGATCTGAACACCTACCACCAGTGCCGCATCAGCAACAGCTGGGGCGGCGTCGAAGAACTCCGGCGTCCGGCATGGGCGCGCAAACAGGATAATGTGATATGAGCAGACAACTCACCACACCAGAAACTACCCCAAACACCGCGGCGATTTTCAGTCCTGATACGCTGGATAAGCTGATCCGTCTTGCCGAGATTATGGCGAACAGCAGAGTCACCGTTCCCTCTCATCTGGCCGGCAATGCATCAGACTGTCTCGCCGTAGCGATGCAGGCACTGCAATGGCAAATGAATCCCTTTGCCGTTGCACAGAAGACGTATACGGTCAGCGGCGTACTGGGCTACGAAGCACAACTGGTCAATGCTGTCATCACGACAATGGCACCGACGCGGGATCGCCTTCAATACGAATGGTTTGGTCCCTGGGAAAACGTTATCGGCAAATTCACCGAAAAAACGTCAGGTAAAGGCAATAAGTACGCGGCGCCTGACTGGACACACAACGATGAATCCGGCTGCGGTGTCCGCGTATGGGCAACGATGAAGAATGAGAGGAAGCCGCGGATTCTGGAGTTGCTGTTATCACAGGCGCAGGTGAGAAACTCCACACTCTGGGCAAGCGATCCGAAACAGCAGCTGGCTTATCTGGCCGTCAAACGCTGGGCCCGCCTGCATTGTCCTGATGTCATTCTGGGCGTTTATACACCTGATGAACTCGAGACGGTTCGTCCTGTTGATCACAATATTACGCCTGCAGGCCCGGGGACCGATTTGAACGCGCTGATTAACAGCCAGGCGCTCCCTTTGTCGTGTGGTCAGGAGGACACCGTGAAAGCCTCTCTTGCCGTGTCAGGAGAGGATACCCCGGCCTGGGAGGGAGACATTGCCAGCCATGATGGCTGTCAGGGCAGTAAGCGGGTGGCTGAACGAACGCCTGAAGAGCTGCTGACTGATTTTACCGAGGCAGCCCTGAATGAGGTCACTCTGCCAGGCCTCGACAAATGCTATCGATACGCTGCCCTTAAGCTGGCCAACCATCCTGATTTGCTCAGTAAAGCAACAGATGTTTTCCTTATCCGCAAAGCAGAGCTTGAGGAAGCGCAGGCAAAAAGCTAACCCTGACCCTGGTCATTAAGAGGCGATTATGATCCCGTCCGTCAGCATGGCAAAGATAAACCGAAATGATCGTTACTATTCTGTCGCTGAATCAGCCGCCAGAGCTGAGCGTGTTGGCCAGTACGAACAAGCGAGTAAACTCTGGCGTAAAGCCATTAAGCTCGCCAGAAAGGAAATTAACGCATGCTGGTCTGCGCACCGCGCTGAATTATGTAATAGTATAATTCGTAATGGTTGGTCTTAATACGCCTCAGAAAGCAGACATCATCCTGTGTAAATTAAAAAAATTATTGAATATTCATTTTTCTGACTTCACGAAATAAAGCTGCAATGCTAATTTGCTTGTCATTAGATTTAGCCAGAATTGCCAACCATTTTGAATACAAACCTCAATGTGTAGACACTTGCCTTATCGGAGCCAGAATGAAAGGGAAGCTATTGAGTTATATTGACAACCGACTAAATCATCATTGTTCTGATCCGGTTGAGCAAATGGTGTATTTCATCGCGAGGCTATCCCTGACGGTCTCTCCTGTTGCATGGACAGTAAAAAACGCTGAAAGTAAAGCAGATAAGCCCTTCCTGACTTATGACGAAGCACGAGACTATATTGAGCAAAATGGTGAAAGTGGGGATTACATCGCACCCCTGTTTGCAACCGTGAAGATGGAACTTTTTGGTGAAGATGTACGACATTTGCTTCTCACTCCATCCCCTGAACAATGTGATTAACGCTTCGAAATTAATTTTATTAGAGCGGCAATAAGAAAACCATTACATCCTGAAAAGGAGATGGCGCTTATTATTTTTATTTGCAGGCAGATATTCATGTTCAGTTCATACTGGCAGCGCTTATTTGCACCTTCAAACTTGAAGTTTTATTTGTGCGAAAAAACCGGTGATTTATTCAAATCACCTACTAAATATGAGTCTGATGATCAACTCAAGAGGAGAGCAATTTGAAAAAATATTAACCCTAAAATCGTCAGGATTTTAATTATTTCCATATGCAACAGATAAAGCCCACCAGGGAACTTAATTCAAATTTAATTTAAAGGTCAAAAGGAAATGTACACCAGAATAATTATATCGTATTTAATAATGTCATTGTCTGTGATCACACCTGCGCACGCCAATTTATTTTCTTGGTTACACCCTAATAAAAATAAATCTAAAGATAAGGAAGATATCAAACATAATACTGCAGACATTAAGACAAACAATCAAAAGATTAGCACCAATGCTGCGGGT